TGGGATCGTTTCATTACAATGATGGCTACATGCACACTCACATACCTTCTCCTGCTTTTAGTCTCTGAATTCTATATTGAAACTCTGATCTTCACCGCCATCTTCGCAATTCTATTTTCGTTCGGTCTATCATGCTACTACTGGAAATCCGACACCGATAAACTACGTGCTAAGTGGGATGAGGCCAATAATGATCTCGAAGATCTTCATGATCGGCGAAATGATCTGGAGGTTAAGATCGTTGAAATGGAAACTGAGCCCATTTATAAGCTTCTCAAAGAGGCTGATTTGGAGTGGCTTACATACGATCATAAAGCATGTGACTGGTGTCTATATGCGTTGCTCCATAATGAATCCTATGCAAAACACGATCTGAAAATGATCATTGAAGCATGGAAGAACATACATAACGAATCATCAACCTGATAGCAAGTCTTTAATCCTCTGAAGAAGCGAGGCGAATCTCATGCGAATCGAAAAACTTCACATGAAAAACTTCGCACCTATCTTCGTGGCTCTTGACAAGACTGAAGTGACTTTGGACTACACCAAAATGCCGTCTAAGATGATCAATATCTTCATCGGCCAAATGGGTAGTTGTAAGACTTTCCTTCTCGGTCATCATCAACCTTATGCGACCCTAGGTACTCTGGATGTGCGCAATAGTGAAGACATGATTCTGGAAGGTAAGCAGGGTATCAAAGAGATCGTCTTTCGAAATGGGGACGATCTCTTTGAAATCACTCATGTATATTCACCGACCAAAACGTCACATACCGTCAAGAGCTATATCAAGAAAAATGGTGTGGAACTCAATGAAAATGGAAATAATGGCTCCTTCAAAGCTATTATCGAAACCGATTTTGGAATGGATCAGAATTTCTTGAAACTCTTTCGAATCGGTTCCAACGTAGTTAACCTACCCGATATGACAGCCACGGAGCGTAAATCCTTTATCAGCTCTATGCTGACTGAAACTGAAATCTACACGATGCTTTACCGTAAGATCGGTGAAGAGCATCGGTCGTTAAATGCCCAAACCACAATCCTGATCAACCGGTTACATATGATCTCGAATCGCAGTTTGGACCAACTTCAAGCTGATGCTGAAGTTGAATCAGAAATTGCTAAGGATACTCAAGAAAAGATCGACAATATGACCAAAGATCGGTATCGTCTTGAAGGTATGATTACCTCTCTAAGAGGTGGTCTGGGCGCACAATCGTATCTCCAGCAATATATTCAGCTTCAAGAAATGGTCAAGAATGTCGATGATGATTTAAGCGAAAAACTGACTGATATTGATTCAGTAAAGGATCAACCCGATCCAACTGAATTAGGTCAGCAAATTGCGAGAGTCCGCGCGCAATTGGATATTCGTACATCTCAGATGCTGGATCTTCAACGAAGAATCGATGAAGATACCGAAACGAAGAATCGCATTACCGACCAAATAGCGGTTATCGGATCAAAAGAGCATGTTGACCAACTTCGCGCAACCTATAATGGATTGATGCAAGTGCTCAATGATTACGAGAAACAGCTTCAGCATTTCACATATACTGGATCCGTTGGATCTATCGTTGCGTTAACTTCCGAATTGGAAAATCTTCATGCAATGATTATCGATGTGGCCCAGTATGATGCCGAAGCAGTTCGTGCAATTCTCCGTAATAAGAGAGGTGCACTATTTCGTGCCGAGCGAGAGGTATCTCGTGCAAAGATTGAACGAGATAAGCTTCAGATAGAAATGTCTAATATCTCAGCCGTAACCACATACACAGCAACTCATACTATGGTTAGACCGTTCAACTGTCCGACCAAAGACTGCCCCTATTACAAATATCATCCGCTAACTGAGCAGCGGGAAAATCGATCCAAAAACGTCGATAAAGTCTTCTTAGAAAAACGCAACCATGTCAAGAAACTGGAAGCAACGATCTATCTCTATGAAGATTATCCCAATATCGCTCGTAAGCTGGATAATATCAAAGCAATCTGGAAATCTCTGTACGATGAAGCATCTTCTCTAGGTATACTGATTGAAGATGATCTTGGTGAGATCATTACCAATTTGATGCATCGTCAGTGGTATGACCAGAACAGATTGCAGAGAATCAAAGAACTCTGTGGAATTCGTGCTAAGTATTATGAACTCATGGAGCAAGTCGCATCTATGCGTAATAGCTTGACCAAATATGAAGTGACCGATGTGGATAAACTTCATACGGATTTGGAAGCTGTATCTGCACGTCTGAGTGCCGAATTGACAGCTTTCGAAGAGATGGAAGATGCGAATAACACAGATCGAGCAGAACTCGATCGATTGGATGCCCTTTACCTCAAATTAAGCTCTATTGAGGAAACCAAGCGTCAAATTTTGGCGTTGGAAAGTCAATCTCAGAGTCTTCATGCTGATTTGACTCGTTTTGAAGAAAATCTGGCAAAGATCGATGAATTTACATCGGAGATCACTGAGCTCAAAACGAGTCTTAGTTCGCTTACTGAGCAATATCGGGTTCATTCTCGGTCGCTTGAGTCCATTAATCGTAAGATTACGGATATTAAGAGCACCACCGCCCAGTATGAAGATACACTAAAGCGTAAGCAATTGATCCAAGATATCCTCAATGCGGTATCATCTAAGAATGGTATTCCTCTGGCGTTTGTCAAACTATTCTTAGCTGACTGCAAGGATGCACTGAATGATCTGATTGCAGATGTCTTTGACGATGCAATCGAGATTCAGGACTTCGTTATTCCTGAAGATGGTACGGAGTTCAATATTCCCTATACCAGAAATGGTACCCTGATCGATGACATTAATAAAAGCTCTCAAGGTGAACGTGCTATCATTTCTCTAGCACTTTCCTTCGCACTAATTCGTCAGAGATCGTTCAACTATAACATCATCCTACTCGACGAGGTCGATGGACCGCTGCATAAAGACTCGAGAAATAAGTTTCTCACCATTCTATTTAAACAGCTACAAGCCATCAATGCAGAGCAAGTATTTATCGTCTCTCATAATAACACCTTTGACGGCTATAACGTTAACATCATCCGTACCACTCCCGAGCTTGTGGATGAGAATCCGTTGACTGCCGTTATGAGCGTTTGAGAAAGGACTGATAGTTATCGTCGAGTCTATCGTGATTACACGGGTAGGCGAGATGAATCAGCCGTGGTATGCGCTGGTCATGAAGAATGACCAGCCTTCCGCGGCTGTAATGATCGTGAAGATCGACAGACATATTCTTTTTATTGATCCCGCAGCTATGGGAAGAGGAAGTATCAAGATTCGGAATTTCCAATCATATGCTACGAGATACAATGATGAAACCGAAGCATGTCAGATGTTCGATCAGATGATTGGTGAAACGTCTCGTAAGCCCGATACCGCTCCTATATTCCGTAATACTCATAATAAAATCATCTATCCTGCGGAACTGGCCAATCTTCTACAGAGATTTCCGAGAGATGAAGCGACTTATTTCGCTACAGCATCTACTCGTCATGCCATGGATATGATCTATGGCACTACTCAGCAGAAGACTGCTCGAGAGAAAGCTCTTGAGCGTGAGATTGAGCAGCTTAAAGCCAGTAAGCGTAAGAAAAAGAAACCTCGGAAACCTGATTATTAAGAAAAGAACCATACCCAAATTGGGGTATGGTTCTTTTCGTTAGACAATACCGAGAACGGTTGTAGTTGATGAATGATTTCCATTTATTGCTTTACCAGTAATTGAATTTGCATTTATTGTCACACTGGCATAATCGCCACAAAATGTAACAACCTGCGGAGGTACTACGATAAAAAATTCTGCCGATGAGTAGTATGAACTGTAAGTCCATCGCGACCAAACTAAAAATAACGAATATGTTTTATCTAACGTTATCGTGGTACCAGTGTTAGAAGTTGCAGTTACTGTGTATACATCATTTTTATGATCTGATAAAATCTGCACTAGTGTATCAATAGATGGACTTCCATACTGCTGAAGTATACCTAAACTATCTGCCATAATTCTTAGATAATCAATGGCCGGAGGCCATTGCGCCGAGATCGAATTGCTTCTTTGGGTTGGATGACCGTAAAAGCTTTCGAATAAATAGATATTAACAGTACATTCCTTACAGGAATGAAAAGACACTATCTTCAATGTGAAGATAGTGTCTTTAAGTTATTTGGAATAATCGTAGGTCTTAGCCAGCATCTTCTGGGCCATATCCTCAGTACCAATGCTGGCGCCACTCTTCAGAGTAGCATCCATGCTTTTCTCAATATTGGTCAGACGCTTGGTGATATCATCAATGGGATCAGGAGCAGGAACCTCAGGATCACCAGAGATATCAATACCGCCAGAAGCGGTAGGTTTGGGGGACCAAACAGACCAAGTCGCACCGTTGTCACTGGAGAATCGGGTCCACTTATCGCCCAGACCTTCAATCTCCTGATAGATGACACCGCCCTTAACGGATACGGTCAGCTTTACAGGAGTAACACCAACCAGTTCGGGAGGCAGATCAGAAGCGGTGAAGAAATTGGCGATATACTCGCCGGGATCGATGATATCATCAGCATTGGCGGGCTGGTCGGAGGTAGAGGGCAAAGTATGAATACCACCGATACTGTTAGGATCCAGATCGATAGCCTTCTGAATAGCACTCTGCACGACAGGACCAGTCCAAGGCAGATGATAATCAGGAGTCTTAGCTACAGACTCTGCGGCTGCAGCCATAGCGGTACGTTCTGCCGTACTGGACAGAGTGACCGCAGAAGATTTCTCGAGAGCCATAAATATTTCCTCCTATCATATGATAGTTAAGTCTTGCAAGAACTGTTATGCAGTTGTCTCATTTTACCGTATTTTCCGTAAATAAAGGGTGTATATTATTATCATGAAGAAAGATAAAAGAATCTCCCACAAACATTCATCTTTCAAATTCATTTTACATTATGGAGGAATTTATCATGACTACGGGTACTAAGAAGCAGATTATAGCATCCGCAAAATATTGCGCAGGTTCCATCACTTCCATCGTTTCTGGTATTTTCGGCATCGCCGCCATCCTGGCTGGCCATGAGGGTCTGAAGAATGCCACCGATAAGAAGGAGCGTAAGGATCTCCGCAGCTCTATCAGTGGTGGCGTTCTCATCACTGCTGCAGCCGTCATCACCGGCATCGCTACCGCCACTACCTATGAGCGTGATCTCGAAGATATCACGCTCGATGACTATCGCACCGAAGAAAAGAAGCTCTTCGCCGATGATGACGACGATGAACCTTCTTACACCGCAATCGATCCCAAAGTTCTGGAGGAGATGTATCGAAAGGAGGAGCTCAATAAAAAGAGCGGATATACAAAATCCGACTTCGAAAATGAGGCATAATTCCAGCATCGCATTTCCCGTATTTTCTGCATTATAAGGTGCATATCATTCTCATGAAAACAGAAGCAGAATCGCTTCACCACATTTTATTTAGGCCATAGAGCCAGGAGGAGTCAATTATGTTTACTTTCAATACCATGAAGCGCGTTTCCACCAAGTCCAATAAGACCACCGACAGCACCACCATGAAGTACCGCGAGATCGAGATCGCCGGCATCGACGATATCAAGATCCTGATGGTCAGCGACAAGAACGTCTACGCCGCCGGCGGCGTCAAGGTTCCCGCTCTGGTCATGACGGCCACCAACCCCGAGTTCATCAACACCTATGGCGAGCACTACGTCCTGGTCGGTACCAGCTTCCTGAAGCTAAGCCACAAGATCCAGATGGCCACCATCGCCAACGAGATGCTGCGCTCCGGCCTGATCGCTGCCGTTGCCGACATGGGTGTCAAGACCGATATGGAAGCTGGCAAGATGGAGCGCACCGGTCTGGGCGATGATGAGACTGTTCGCATTACCGATGCTGACAATCGCGTGATGCTGTCCAGCAAGTTCGGCAAGCGCACTGCCAACAAGGTGTGCGATCGTGCTTATCGCATGGCTCGCTGCAGCGTCCAGCTCAACATGAAGGCCGAGCAGAAGGCTGCCAAGGCCGAGGATGCTTTGTACACCAAGAAGGTCTACAAGGCCGAGATCAAGGAAGACAAGAAGGCCAATAAGGCGGACAAGAAGGCCATGAAGGTTGAGGTCAAGGCTGAGACCAAGGCCAGCAAGGCTGCCACGAAGGCCGGTAAGAAGGCTGCCAAGGCCGAGAAGAAGCATCACGATCCTCTGACCGATATCGTCAGCGGCATCAAGGACGTCGTTGAGACCATCGAGAAGAAGACCGAGGGCAACGGCCCCGAGGCTGCCACCTGCTAAGCTGCTAAAGCCCACCCTAGTCATTATGACTAGGGTGGGCTCATAAGCTATATCAATCAACGCATTTTTCTTTTTTATTGGTTACCACTGAGACGAATCTGAATCATATTCATGCTCAATGATATCCTCGCCATCTCGGCGTACACGATATCTACGCTGTAGCTGATCGGTCGCCTCACCAGCCAGCTCATTGATCTGGAAGCTCAACTGGTCAGGATTGGATGGCATTGGATAATCCGGCACAACATTACCGGCCTTATCAATAGCATAGATCTGCTTAGAATCATCTTCACTATTGATGTCCACGACATACTCGATGCCTTCACCCTCATGCTCGATGAATTTGTCTCCATCGGTTTCAGCAGGAGGGATATCCATGGCCATATGAATGGCTGTTTCAGGTCTACCATCATCGAAATCGGCTGCAGCAACATGACTGCCAGTAGAAGGTGCATAATCACCATCATCGTCATCGGGTACAAGACTTGCACGACCCAGCGACAGGATGCGCTGAACTGCATGAGTCGCGCTCATACCAGAATCGGCATCGGCATTCGCGGATTCCTTCTTGATCTTAGCAGTGATATCGAACTTGGTCTTGGCAATGTTGCTCATTTCTTTGATGATAGAAAGTTTTGCATTGGTCATAGTAGCCTGTGCGGATACCAGATCAGCCAAAGACTTATACGACTTAGTACGAGACATACGAAGCATTTCGATATCTCTGCCCAATGCGGCTGAATTCTGATTGATTTCAGACATCAAGTCTTCAAGAGCGGTTTCCTGACGAACGAAAGCTCTATTGACTTCCGAAGCTTCAGCGCCTTCTTCCATACCCTTGATGGCATATTTACGTCCCAAGGAAATCAGACTGTTTCTCATGCCGACATTTTCATCGTCTTCGAAAATGCCTTCAATCATTTCATCAAACTTGGGATCATATTCATCATCTTCGGGAAGCAGAGACTCGATATCATCGTCGTCATCATCAAAGATGTCGATTGCATCGTAGGAACCACCGGGTTTAGGTCTTGACTCTTTTTCTTTTTTGGATTTGCTAACTTGGGTCAATAATGCAGGACTAATTGACATGGATTTCTCATCAGTGTAGCTATCGAATCCATCACCATTAGGACCCACAAACTGTGCAAGAAGCTGACCAAACGAACTCTGGGATGGATGTTCGGGTTCACGCTTCTTAGAATTTCTAGGAGCCATTACCGTTCTCCTTTCTTGGAATTTATCGGTCGCATATCATAGATATAGCGTTAAATGGTTGTGAAACGCCTAGATTTCCGATTTCTAGATGGGTATTTTCGCGTTAACATCGTCCGTAACATTCTGATCCTAAAGAAAGGATGTATCACACTATGAAATTCTTAGACTCTCGTTTTGATGGGCGAAATCTCATGCCGATTCATGTCGTATCTTACGACAGTTTCGAATTGGGTGCACGAGATGCTATCGCCATCACTTTCAAGGACCTCGATACCGGTCAGACATTCGTTGAGACCATTGACAGACCGAAATACGAGGTCTATGTACTGAAACCTGAATTGTGGCCCAAGGCCACTTATATGGATTGCTGGGAAGACATGAGAAACCTGGATCGATATCTGGTTTCCTATCACTTCAGAGATCGTGAATTGGCGAAGATCCTGGGTTGTGAGCCCGAGCAGGTTCGCTATTCTCCTCTGATCTTCGGATATGACATGAAGATCGAGCATTACTACTGGATTCAATTCCTGCTCGAATATGGTAATGACCTTCCCAAACGAGTCAACGTCGGGTACTTCGATATCGAGTCCGATATCATTCAAGCTGATGGATTTGCAGCACCTGGTGAAGCACCCACATCGGCAATTACTTTTATCGATGCGACTGAAAAGATCGTGTATACTCTGGCATTGGGCCGAGATAATCTGCCCATCCTTGCCGATAATAACCCCCATCATGATGAGTATGAGAAGATCAAAGAAAACTTCTACTCCCAGTTGGAATATCTGAAGGCCAACATGGATAAATTCATCGCTGAATGCCATGAGAACTTCGATGAATACTATGGTGAGCTGGAATATAAACTCATGATCTTCGATGATGAAATTAAGTTGCATCAGGTATTCTGGGAAATCATTCGTCGATCCAATATCGATTTTCTGATGGCATGGAACGCGCCTTACGACGCCCGCAATATGATTGAGCGCCCTTTGGCACTTGGATATGAACCCGAGTCTATCATCTGTGATCCGGCATTCAAGTATAAGACTTGCTTCTTCGAAGAGGATGATAATATCCAGGCTCATAAGAGAAACCATCGAGCTATCATTTCGATTAAGCCTCTTCTGCTTTGTCAGATGTGGATGTATGCAGGTGTCAGATCCGGTCAGGGTAAGCAGCCTTCACTGAAGTTGAATGCTATCGCCAAGAAAGAACTCAAGGACGAAAAGCTCAACTATGAGGAAGAGGGCAACATCAAGACTTTCATGTATAAGAACTACTGGAAGTATCTGATGTATAATATCAAGGACGTTCTGCTGCAGCTGGGTATCGGCCGTGTGACAAAGGATATCGACACAGTATACGATAGATGCTATGAGAATGGCATGCTGATCCCTGAGGCCTTCGTATCCACAACTATGCTGACCACATCACTGACCAAGTATTTCCTGAAAGAAGGATTCGTACTTGGAACCAATTCCAACCGCATCATGGCACCGTTCGACTATAAGGCGTATCTGGTCGATGGTGGTTCCAACTACGATGAAATGACTCAGGATGCTGCAACCTTCGATCCTGATGATATTATTGAAGACGAGTCTCTGGATGAGGGCGGATTCGAAGGTGGAGATGAAGACGACTTTTAAGGAGTGAACATGATAGAGATGGAATGGAACCTTGCCTTAGCGGTGAGTGACATGACTGGAATATGGGTCAATTTACGACCTGAGCATATGCATGGTCCAGACGATATAACGAATGGTCTCAAGATGATTCATAACTTTGGAAATCGTATGTTGAAACTATTTCCTGGCGCATGTATCAACGCTCATCCAGAACCGGACTTCAATGAATGGAGCAAACAACTTGAACGTGCCGACAGAGGTTATGCAATTATCATGGGTCGGCACGCTCGCAGAATTGTGGAATGTATTGAAAATACACCAATTCTCGATAACTACCATCGATATCTAGTTATCAAGTATGGTCATTACTGTAGAAAGCCTCCACAGTATCCATATCCGCTCAAAGAATTTGCGGTTGCAAATGACCCATATTATAAACTCACGATGGATTTTTCATTTAATCCGAGCTTTGTGATATCGCAATATGCAGGCAATCATACAGACTTCTATGGCACAATTTACACTAGCCTTAAATCCCCTGGAGAGGAGGAAACTAAACCATGGCCGTAATTCACGATGCGGATGGCAAGCAAAAGGACTATAAGTCTAGACTTGACGTCATTCGAAATCCTGGTATGAATCACATGAGTCGTACTCGTACCAAGATTGACCGCTTTATCAATAAAGAAAGCAAAGATCCGGCAACTACCAAATCTGGTCGTCGCAAGAAGAAAGCCTATGACGGCGCATATGTCGCAGAACCTCGTCGTCAAGTTCAATCTGGTTTCAACCTTGCCGGCCAATTGATGCAGCACATTCACAACTTCGTGATCGATATGGACTTGACTTCTCTGTATCCGTCCATTATGCTGCTTCTGAACTTGTCGCCCAAGACCTTCGTAGCAAAGATGTTCTTCCAGGAGAAAATCGAGATTCCTATGTATAGCTTCATCAAGTTCCTTGATAAGGACGATAAGGCTGACTATAAGATCAACTCGAACGACTTCTTCTTGGAATGCTTCGTAGGTAAACACTGGTGGGCAATTATGGAAATCTTCATGCGAATGAAGACTACCGACCAGATTCTCAACCACATCGAAGACCATATTGATGATTTCTCTTAAGAGGTGAATAAAAATGACAGATCTCGCCAAAATCACAATTATCATCATTACAGCGATTATTGCCAGTGCGTTTATCACTGGCAGTATCGTCAATCATATTCGTAAGAAGAAAGTGTATCGACAATTTATCTATCAACGGAATATGTATGACCTCGGGTTGATCAATCATATGGCAACCCGTCGAGATATGTCAATCGCTGTTAGACTTGATTGCATGGGTGATCTCATTTACGCAATGCTGAATAACTTCTCAATGAAGCATAAGCTCAAGGAAGATGATGGACGTATTCTCAAAGATTGGGAAGATATCATGAACTCCTGTCGACGTACCATTAGCGTCGATTTCGGATATCCGCAAGATATCGTATCCAATTTTAGTACCTGCGTTTCCAACTGGTTTAAGGCTCGAAATTATCTTCCCATGTTTGAGCAAATGCAGATTGCACATGACCTATACACGATCTTCAAACTGACTGTCTATGAACATGAACAGGAAATTGCCAAGCAGCAAGTAAAAGATAAGAAACAGTCAAAGCCTGCTACGAAACCGGCAGATGGTAAACGTGTTAACGTTGCAATTGTGGATGAACTCCACGCAGCACCTGAAGCAAAACCAATGCCTACTGCCGGTGAAGTAGTTCAAACCTTAATGGATGCTGCACATATGCAGGGTGATGCAGCGACTCCCCAATCTAAAATTGGTGGAGATACTGCTTCCGTATTAATACCGGCAGGTAGTGGGATCACAGCACGGAATATGCAATGACTCTGGAGGTTTTATGGCACATACTTTAACTAACGACGATTACGATTACATCATCGGCCGTATTCGGCAGATGGTATCCGATATGAAGCTCGCAAATTCCAGAATTCATAGAGATGACCTTGCTAGAAAACTCATCTTGAAATTCTCGGAACTAGTATGCGACTCTACATGGACCTCCAGAGAAGATGCAGATACCACATATCATAAGTTTGACACCTATGTCAAGAAATTAATCGACGAAGATCTGACAATTATCGCCTAAAAGGTGGTGTAATTTATGGCGAAGATCCCTAAAACAACTGAGCTTTCCAGTCGTGAAGACTTTATCATTCAGAGCTTTGCTCATATGAAGAAGATCAACACGATGGCGAATAAGCTCTTTGAAGTCTACTTTATCGACGTAGATCGTAACAGCGAGTTGAGTCCCATGATGAGAACCATGGTACCGATTTACTATATCGATCCCACTAACCCCGAGCATCCTGGATGTTATATCATCGCAGGTAAATCTTCCGTAAATTATCTTGAGCGAATGATGTTCGTCACTCCATATGTCAATGAGAAGGGAAAGTACGAGTATGATCTGTCTGGATGGAAAGGACTTCTGATCAATCCGATGGAATTTGCATCCAAAGTAAAACCTTTCCGCAAATCCAAGCTGGAACCTCTTGTGGTTCTGGGTGAAAGAAATGGTGAGCGATTCAATCAATCTTTGATTTTGCGTGAAGATACAACCAGTGCACGTGATGAGCTGATTATTCAGTTCCTTCAAACCCCAAACCGTAAAAGGGATGGAGAAGATGCATATCAACAAGCGCTACAGACTCTCATCTATGAGGCCTTATATCAGTATCTTCCTAGGTACCTGAATTCCGGGCTGCAATTTACGGTGGTACCTGAACGTACGATCGCCGAGATGCTGGAGTTTGATATCGCCGATTTCGTAACCCAAGAAGGCGATCGAGTTACTGTACCGAAAACACTGTTTCCCGATCTAAAGTCTGATTATCGATATTCGATTGCCAGAGTACCCAATCCTGATATCGACACAACCGGTGGACGATTCCACTATGTCATAGCTCAGGAAATGCTCAATGAGCATGGTACACCATTCATCACAATCTATACACTCGTCGCAGCACTTCAGCTCAGAGAGCTAGATGCATACGATGAGTAAAAGAAAGAAGCTACCATCTCGGTAGCTTCTTTTTTGATCTCATTCCTGTAAGGAATGTACTGTTAATATCAATCTAATCGAAGTCTATATCAGTCATCCATAGATCTTTCGGTTCGATTCGAAAACAGCGACCTCCCGGTCGCTGTTAATGGAAAATATGGCAGATGCTATCGGATTAACATCCGGAATTAATGCATCAAATGTGTCAAATCTTATTAATGCCAAATCTCTAATTGCATTAAATGCAACATTCACAAATACCGCGTCAAATCTTACAATTGGATCATTTAATTCGGCTATTATACTTCTGGAATCGTTTCATGCTACAAGTACGGCATCGGCACTATCTAAAGGCGGTATAGGTATTTGTATAGTACCAAATATGACAGAAACGTCAATTGCAAACCAAGGATCGAATGGTATGTGGGGCAGCAGTGGTATATATTTTAATACAACCACTAATTCTATTAGTTTCTATCATAAGAGCAATACTTCTTACACTGGATATATTAATGGCGTTATTGCAATTCTAAGCTAAAATTCAATCACCCAACTTTTGACAAGTTCTTAATCAAAGACCTAATTCGAAAGTTGGGTGATTTATTTATGTATCAGAGCATGTCTGAAATCATTACGCTCTGTAAGCAGAATATGGGTTTGAGAGATCTACCTAAACCCGTAACTGATGCTGATTTGAAATGGCGTATCGAGCATTCTGCTTTGAAAGAGTTTTCTCAGAGATATCCTTATATCGTAAAGTTTCTGATTGGTGAATGCGATCGCATGTGTAAACCTCATGTAGCAATCCCTACCAACCATACCAATAGTTACTCTGGAGTCTATCAGATTCCTAAGCATATTTATCAAGATCGAACCATCCTGGGTATTAATAACGTAGAGATTCAGAGACCTAACGGTTTCAACGATCTCTATGTGCCCCAGGGCGCAATCGGAAATCCGGCATCTATCATGATTGGTCTAGCATCTATCCAGGCGGTTGGTGCGATGGCTCGTACTATGACTCATGCACTGACTTGGGAGTTCAAGCATCCTGACGTTCTGGTCATTTACAATGGATGGACTGGTGGAAACTATGAGGTTGAGCTATCATTAGATCACGATCCTTCACTGTCTACGATTCCTCCTTCTGCTTTCTCTACTTTCGTAGAGCTCTGCCAGTATGATCTGGAAGAGTATCTCTATAACAAGCTGAAGAGGATTCAGAATCTTGATCTGGGTGTTGGCTCCATTGAGCTGAAGATTGACGATTGGGCCGATGCTCGGAGCAAGAAGATGGATCTATTGAAAGAGATGGATGAAACCTGCCAGCTCGATTTCCAACACATTCAGTATTGGTAAATTTTTTGCATGATAGTTGACGTGAGTCAACTATCATGCTTTTCAGTCCTGTAAGGACTGTTTGAATCACTGAATTCCTGAGCGCTACACGAAGTGAAGTCGCGCTCAGGTCAATTTCTAAAAAAGAAATGGCAAATGTAATCGGATGCAATCCATTTAATTTGGCATCGGATATAGGTTCACCATATAAAGGATATTGGTATAGCTGCGATACTAATACAAGTGTGACGCTACCAACTGCGGGGATCATGCTTATCGCATACACATACATGGGTACGACGTATAATAGTACGGGGCCAGTGCCTGCAAATAATCCAATTATATGTTACAAAGGCAGCGCTGCAAGTACCACTTTATATATTAACTACGCCGGCGTTGAATTTAGTACGGACGGTAAAACTGTTACAACTGGTCAATATTGTCGTGCAACTTTCTTTGTGGTCACTTCATTTGAAGAATCTTAAACTCAAATATTATGTCAAAAGTAGACTAACCAATTTGGTTAGTCTACTTAATTTTACATATGAGGTGAAAAATATGCTAGAATTAATCATTATATGTGTAATAGTCGCCATCGTATCTATTGCAACGAGGTTCTGTATGTACAACGCGTATCGTTATGACGGAAAGATGAAATGGTTCTTCCATGGATTCTTGAGATTTCATCGTCCACCGGATGATGTTGATGATATCGTTACACACTGTAAATATTGTGGTAAAATCATTCATCTATATAAAGACGATTTTTGGGATTAAGAGACATTTCATATGAATGAGTTTATAGATTTGATTCGTATCATACTCACACTTGCACTCACTGCATTCTGGGCATTCGGTGTCATATTTGGTACAATGGCTATTCTTTGGTATGGGTATGATCTCGTTATGGATAGTGATAAAGGTCATGAATGCATGCGTATCATCATAGAATATACTAAAAAGAAATTTCGATGTAAAAAAGAATGAGTGAGCATGTCGCAAAGCTTCTTTTATGCTTTGGCATCGGTTGGCTATTTGGCTGGCTTGATAAACGATTTGGCCGCAAATAAAGAACTAAGACCATGCACCCGTTTTACGGACATTAATATGCAACGGAGGTTTCACATTATGACAAGAGCTGATAAAATCTTCATTGAGAATTGTAAAGCAATTCTCGCGAGTCCCTTTTCTGATGAAGGGATGCATGTCCGCCCCAAGTGGGCCGATACCAATGAACCTGCTCATACCAAGAAATGCTTCGGCATTGTGAATCGGTATGATCTTCGGGAGGAATTCCCGATCATGACCCTGCGCCGAATCTACTGGAAGACTGCACTGAATGAAGTGCTGTGGATCTACCAGAAAGCATCCAATGTTATCGCAGAGCTGGGCTCCAAGATCTGGGATGAGTGGGATGTCGGTGATGGTACCATCGGCAAGGCCTATGGTTACCAGATCGGTCAGATCTTCAAGCATCACCGCTGCAAGAGCGGCGAAGAGTTCGACGATATCAAGTATCCTTCCATGAAGGTCAAGGACGGCTTTGTCCATCTGAACCAGATGGATGCTGTTTTGTTTGATCTGAGAAACGATCCTCTGACCAGACGCATCATTACCAATACTTACAACCATCAGGATCTGCATGCTATGGGCCTAAGCCCCTGTGCATACTCAATGACATACAATGTGACCAGAAATCCCGAGACCGGCGAGATGATTCTGAACGGCATTCTGAATCAGCGCTCTCAGGATATGCTTACCGCCAATAACTGGAACACTGTCCAGTACGCTCTGCTGCTGATGATCGTGGCTAAGAGCGTTGGTATGATTCCTGGTGAATTCATCCACGTAATTACCGATGCCCACATTTACGACCGGCACATTCCCATCGTTGAAGATATGATCCGTCGTGCAGAAGAGAATCCCAATGACTTCAAGGCACCCACTGTGACCCTGAAAGATTTCGGCGATTTCTACGACTTCAAGTCTTCCGATGTCGTAATGGAAGGCTATCAGTACGACGACACCGATTATAAGATCGACGTCGCTGTTTGATCTTTCGGCAGTCCATTATTTAACTCTCAAAAAGTCATCTGCCCTTCTATGTGGGTATAAGACCAGTATGCTAACTGCATACTGGTCTTAACCTTCAGAAAGGACGTCTGAAAATGACCCCGCTGGAAGGGTCGCCGAAAGAAGAAAGAGAGGAGAGTGTACATGAACCGAAGCTCCGCAATACTCCGGCTTATCAGGTTGTAAGAATTGGTAGATAGCGGATGCTATCTACCAAATTATGACTTAAATGTGATCAGCGATGGTCCCAATGGCCTCCTGCAAGGTGCGAGAAGCCGCACCATTCATGGTCATTGCGCGACGCTGATTATCCTGAAGAAGCTTCCGGATAGCACGCTTCGCGTCATCACCATACTGCTCCATGATCTCGCCGAGTGCAATCTGCTGAGCTTTATCAGCTTCCAGATAACGCTTACCAGCATCGGAACCTTCAGCAACCGCCATCTTAATAGCAGCCATTGCAACAGGCTTAAGCCAGCGATCATTCTCGTGGTGCTTACCAATGCACTGCAGCGCAACCTTGACCTTTTCGGCATCGTCGATCATGCCATAAACTTCCATATCGGTAGCCAGGCCGGACACAATGTCAACGAAGCGCTCAGTGCCCATATACTTCTTCAGCATGAAGAGGAAGATCTGAATCTTCTCATCATCTTTCAGATCAATTTCAGGTTTTGCCACATCGGCCATAGGGTCGATTTTGGGAGGTGCTGCCACAGGAGTAACAGCAGGAGGATTTTCTGCGGAAATATCGGGCTCACCCATTTCCAGATGCTCCAGAGCGGTGGCCAGTTCTTTATTAGAAAACATTGGAATGACTCCCTTCCATGTAAAGATAACGTTGTAAATGGCTATCATATTAGCCAACATAGAATCAACGGCAATTATCGGGGACAGACGATGCACAATTTTGCATAGTATTTTACCTTGATAAGGCCGTCTTTGTTATGAAGTTGTAAATAGGCCCGTAAGTTTAGGACTTCCATTCATATATCATACTACTGAAGACTGGTGGAAAGGAGAGATAAAAACACAATCTATCATCGGTCAGATAGGAGGTTGACTCACATAGATGAGTGAGTCTTAAACTTACAACGTATCCGGGAAATGTCATCCAACCTGACGGATACGTTAGACAAATAAGGAGGATAATCAAAATGTACCTACCGCGTGTATCCTATCAAGGCAAACATGTAGCATCCGCAACCTATCGTGAAGTTGCACGCTACAATAACACTCGCTCTCGCAGCAGACGTAGAAGCGCAGTCGCTCCGCTGCTGAATCGAGGGCAGATCATTCTGACTGTTATTGCCATGCTCCTGACCATGTCCGTAATGGGCATTGCGATCAGTAGAGCAATTCAGAATGACCATGAAGCTATTCGTCCGTATAGTGCAACATCCCTCATTCATTCCATCACTGGCAATGTTGTGGACGATATTCAGGCTTTATATGGGTCCACTGGCATGAATAATCAAGCTCCGGCGGTGTCTCAACCCATCGTCGATGAACCAATGGCTGTTGAACCTGAAATCATTCCAGAAGTAGTCGAGCCCGAACCTAAGTTTGAACCTATCAAAACGACTCGTCTGGGAATCGTCGTTGATACATATAATTACGACGTTGATTACACCGCAGCCATTGATGAGGCATATGCAATGCTGGATATTGAAGGTGTAGATCCCGAGCATGTGTTAGCACTTTGCGAAATTTACGAGGCCCAGCGAAATATCAAGATCCTGGATAACGATATGGGTTTTGAAATTTCCGACCTCTTTTCATCGGCCAATTCATATGAGGAAATTGATGCTATCATGAATCCTCATGTTGCATGGACCGTATACACTGAGCAAGATGTCATCGACCTTGCTTGTATCATCTACGCCGAAGCTGGTTCTAGCTGGTGCACTGACCGACATCAGCAAGCCGTTGGCTCCGTCGTAGTTAACAGATGGAAATCTCCTAGATGGGACGACGATACCATTCGTGAAGTTATCGATCATGAAGGTCAGTATCCCGGAACTCGTGACAATCGGTATTATGATGAGCGTGCGTATCAGAACGCGCTTCATGTACTGGAATATGGACCTCTGTATGAAGACGCTGTTTGGCAAGCAGAGTTTACTCAGGGCACATATACCATCGAGATCTTCGACTACTCCCATCTTGGCAAGTCTACCACCTACATCTGTGGTGGCTACGTTTACGGCTAATCACCTCATAAAGAGGGTAGTACCAGAAATGGTACTACCCTCTTAAAGTTTCTTTTTTATTCGATTGGAAGACGTCTAAAGATCAGCGGAATCGTGGATGAATACCGTTTACGACTCAGCATACACAATTGTCCATCAATCATCCTCAGACCCATGAACGCTCGAATCGGCTTGGAATTCTCCAAACGAGATTTATCGATCTCATACACGAAATGAGAACGGAACCAGTTATAGTGATCAATCTTTATGTCAATTGGCGCGTAATATGGATTCCACAGGAAATCGATGAAATTCTCGGTCATCGACAGTTTCTTCCACGTATATCCATAGATTTCGGTTTTCACATCATCTTTATGACCGCAATGGATGACGGGTGTATATACAAGACCAATAAAACCGGTCCGATTATAACGATGCTTAGAATACAGCAAGGCATATCCAGTGCATGTAACAAGCCGGACGAGTCCTTCCATAATATTGGGATAATGCGGCCAAGTATAATCTTTCGGAGGATATACTGTATACATCCAGTCAACATGAAAGATATCATGCTCCACCTTATTGACAAAGAGACCGGATTCCGCATCCAACTTCCAGTCATCTCCTGAAATTTTTACAAGACATTTCACTTTTATTCACCTCCATTTAAAGCCTATGTCATTCGAAGAGTAGCTTAAAATGATTATCTTTACATTCAAATATCATTAATTTGAGAAACTACGAAAGGAGTGCTCAAACTATATGGCACAGCGAAAATCTAGAATGGTAGAGCGCTGGAAGCAATATACGCTGAAGATCGTAAAACGGCGTTTTGGCGATACCATTAACATGCACGCGGTCGAAAAGTATTTGGATAAACTGATCGAGACCGAAATGCATAATCCCAGGGTATACTGGATTAACAATTTCAGACAGCGTGTTGTCAACACCGATACATTGGCCGCTGTTGAAAGTATTGAAGAGAACCAGTTCATCTGTGGTGGCGCAGCTGCTATCTTTACACAGCATGATACCATGCCCAATCCAATGCGTGACTATATTCTCCTGCAGCGATTCAAACGTAAAGATGAAAAGAAAACTCGTGATACGTTTGACCGTACTACGGATGCTGATGAGTGGGATCGTTGGAATACCAAGCAGAATAACACCAAGATCATCTCCAACTCCCTATACGGCGTTCTCGGCTATGCAAAGTTCATTCTGCATAACATCTTCCTTGCCGAGTCTATTACCAGAATGGGCCGAGTCATCATCTCTACAGCAGCATGTGGATTCGAAAACTTCCTGGCTGATAATATTCACTTTGCAGTCGAGTCCGAGCTCTACGAATACGTCAATATCATCATTGATGAATATGAAGAGCGATATAAAGGAAACTTTGACTTCAGTATTTTGGGTACTGAAGTAGATACAGACCAAGTTCTGGAGCGCCTCATTGATAAGTGCGCATTTCCCGTTCCTGCAACGACCAGAAACCATATTCGAGCAATTGTCAATCGTCAGCCTTTCGAGGTAAAGCTTCTGCTTTTCTATAAGAATAACTTCTTCAAGTTCAATCGTATTCCGATCATCAAGCAGAAGATCATGTATATCATGAGCAACATCGATGAGCTGAAGCTGCCATCGGTCAAGAAGATTCCAAATGAGCATATCCGAGATGAAGTGGAAGACCTCTGGAAATTCTATGAGATGTTTGTCTTCCATAATCATCCGATCTATGACTCCGTCAGAAAGATGGCATATGGTACACGTGAAGCCGTTCTCTATATCGATACTGACTCAAACTTTATCGCGTTGAATCGCTGGGTCCAGCAGATCCAGCATGAGTTCTTCGAAGATAAGTTCCATCAGGATCCAAAAGAGTTCGTTTTCATCTGCGCCAATATTATCACGATCTTCCTGAGCGAAGTCGTTGATAAGAATTTGAAGATGTATGCGGCAAACTGCAATATCACTCCCAAATGGGCAGATTATCTGTCCATGAAGAATGAGTTCTTCTTCTGGAGAATCCTGTTTGGTGATGTGAAGAAGCGCTATATCGACCTGCAGATGATTCAGGAAGGTAAGCTGCTGAACCAGGGCAACGGTATTATCGAGATCAAGGGCTACGATTTCCGTAAGAGCGTCACAAAAGAGTATGTCCGTAACTTCTATACCAAGATGTGTATGGATGAGATTCTGTCTCCCGATTCCATCAATCTCCGTAAGATCTTGCGAGATATCGATGGATTGAAGCGAGAAGTCAGACGTTCAATGGAAGCAGGCGAATCGATGTATTTCAAACAGGCAAACGTATCTTCTCCTGAGCATTATGCGGATCCTCTACGCATCTCCGGTATTAAGGGCGTTATGCTTTGGAATGCACTATGTCCGGAGTATGCAATTGAACTCCCGTCCGATGTCGATTTGATCCCGATTCGTAACCTCTCCAGTAAGAAGGGTAAAGCATGGCTTGAGGAGCATTATCCAGACGTGTATGCAAGACTTGAGAAAGAGATTTTCAATAATCGAAATCCGAAGATTGCGGAAATGACCCTGAATGTCATTGCGAAGCCCAAAAACGATAACATCCCGATGCCTCCCTGGCTGAAGGATATCATGGATACCCAGAAAATCATCAATGCGACTATCAAACTGATTAATCCGATTATGGAGAGTATGGGTATCAAGGTCCAGAAGATCACCTCCAATAAGGAGCTTCTGACCAACATCGTCGACCTGTAAATCATGCAAATATCGGCGTATATCATTCTTATGGATAAGGGTTGGTAGAAATACCAACCCTTTACCAAATAAACATTGCAGTGCAGTGAAGTATTAAAGGAGTGCAAAGTAGTATGAAGAAAATTGAAATTATCATGATGGACGATTCCCATTGTGATATCAACATCGATGGTGTTGAGTCTAAAGGACATTTCGTTCCGGCCGGCTTGATGCCTCCTGAGGAGTTTGCTCTTCTGGCTCTGGCAAATGCTATGGAGCTGGAGCCTGAGTACATCTTCCAGAGTGGTTGCTGCGGTATGTAATGGGGGTGTAATAATGGAACCTTTTCTGGCTCAACTTCAAAAGAATGATCGCGGTTTCTTCATCCGCGTTCGTATGCCTGACGCACCAATGAGAGTTGGTAAGCTTTTCTTTCCCGACCGAAATGGCGTTGATTCGGATACTCTTTATGAAGGTCCTATCGTTATTACCGACATCTCTGATCGTGGCAATTATGGCTTCTTCAAAGGACATATGCGTGAAATGAATGCTCCTGGCGGTACTGGTTTGATCCATTACCTCATCGATAAGGAACTCTGGAATGGCCTCATCGATAAATACAGAACACCGTCAGGTGATGAATTCACATTGATTCAGCTTATGAGCGGACCTCGTGTAACTCGTAAAATTTTCCTGGAGGAGTTTATCAATGTCCTGGAAAATGGTGATGAGGAGGACTATGCGGCTGAAGTACCCTCGATAGATGACGCGGCTATTCCTTACTGTACAAAAATTCTCGAAACCATGACGATTAGTGATTTCATTACCACATATCTTCATGATGAGAAATACGAGGACTTGGACAGGAGATTTCAGAACGCCAGATTCAGCTATAAGATCCATGACCGCGATAGCCTGCGCGAGAATTCCAAATTTATCTCGCATATTTTCGATCAGGCTATCAAAGATGGTATCATCTACTTCTACAAATACGGCAGCATTCCCATGATCGAGATCAATTTTCTCGCACTACCGGAAATGGTTGTCACGTATAACACTCATGAGATTAACCAGCTTCTGGAAGAGATCACCAAGATCAACTATGAGGCAAATCGCGCGATCGAGGGTGCAATTCTGCATGGTAAAGCGCGTCTCGTACGACAGCAATTCGCACCTCTGGGAGAACCTAAGATGGTTTCTCTCAGATAAAATGGAAGAGCCGGTTATCCGGCTCTTCTTTTGTATCTTTACCTCGCTCTGAAGAATTCTTTAAGAGCAAAAATGAAGGAGGATATCCAATGGGTCAATTTATTAACTGCCGGCAGATTGCTGCCGATATCAAAGCAGAAGTGAAGAAGGAAGTCGCAAATCTGTCGTTTACACCAAAGCTGGCAATTATCCAGGTTGGCGATAATGAAGCTTCCAATACATATATTCGTGGTAAGACGAATGACTGCATCGAATGCGGTTTCGATTCTGTGTATCACGCATTGGATGAAACCACCACTACCCTGCAGTTGGTTGATTTTATCGCCAGTCTCAATATGGACCACGACATCTGTGGCATCATCGTTCAGATGCCCGTGCCAGCTCATATCGACATGTCTCAGGTCGTATCTGCAATCAGACCCGAGAAAGATGTTGATGGATTGACCAGCAAGAATACTGGCGAGCTGTGGTCCCGTATTTTCAAACCTTACCATACCCCATGCACTGCAGCCGGTATCATTGAGGTATTGAAACGGTCTAATGTCAAGATCGATGGCGCACATGCGGTTATCCTCGGTCGCTCTGATATCGTAGGCCGTCCTGTTGCTGCAATGCTGCTGGATGAGAACGCAACCGTTACCATGTGCCATACTCATACCCCTGACATCATGAAGTATGTAAATGATGCCGACATCGTTGTAGCTGCAACTGGTAATGCCAATCTGATCAATACCAGAAACTACAGACCCAAGAAGGCCGGAAATGTGCTGATCGACGTTGGTATTAACTACGATGATGACCATCGAATGGTCGGCGACATCGAAGGTTCCTGCGTTTATCAGGTCAGGCTGCAAACTCCTGTACCTGGCGGTATTGGCCTGATTACTCGCGCCATGCTGATGAAGAATATGCTTCAGGCCGCACGTTATCGCGCCGCAATGGATCGAATCATCTCTGACCGCTAAACCTTGCGGAGAAGAGATTCAAGAGTGAAATATCTCTTGAATCTCTTCTTTTTTTATATTTTTATTGGGCTCCAGAGGCATAAAACTTCGATTAAGAAATTACATTGCAATATAATCCTTTTAGCAACACAGTAAGCTATTAGTGCCAAAACACCAAAAATAAACTCACAATCAGAAAGGCGGATAACTATGGCAGACTATAATCAGAATATGAATGGCGGCTCCGGCGTCGTGGAGGTTTCCACTAACTCTATCGCCCTGTTTGCCGCTGATAGCACGATGCTTCGCATTGGCTTCCGTGGGGACATGATGTTCTTCACGATTATTCCCAAGGTGGCCGACCCCAATGGTGGTAAGCCCCGCTGGCCCAAGGAACTGGGTCATACCGCTTCTTTCCGTCCCCAGACTGCACTCGCTCTGTATGACGGCTTCCAGAAGAAAATCCTGCCCGATATCGCCGCGGGTGTTGATCATCCCGGTTATTGCGTCGTACCTCTGAACCGTGAAGCTTCCAATCTCTGCGGTTTCTCCTGGGCCGGCGGCCATGCATGTTTCACTATCTTCAATGGTGTCCGTGAGGATCGTACCTGCGGTGATCAGTACACCTTCATGTTCGATCCCGTGACCCTGATCGATACTTACAATCCCAACACTGGTACTTACACTGTCGTGGAGAGTCAGGCTCAGCTGTACGTTATCATCGAGGCTCTGCGCACGTTTGGCATGTGCTCCACCGGTTCTATCGGTCACAGTGTCAAAAATGCAACTTCCTGGAACAGCGATATGATCCAGAGCCATCTGCGTTCTATCGCAACCAAGCTTGGAGCCACTCCCGGCGAGTATGGCCGTTATCGCGGTTACAATGGCAACGGTGGCAATTATGGTAACGCACCCTTTGCAATGGATGCACCTGCAGCTCAGCCCATTGGTAGCAGCAACTACAACCAGACTCCTCTGGCTGTTCCTGCAGCGATCGGTGCTAACGATACCGTCGCCTGGGGCAATGCTATCCAGGACAGTGGTAATATCGGCCCCGGCGTTCCCGACGTGCATCAGGTTTCCAACCTCGAGAGTCTGATGGCTTAAAGAGAACTTCGCCCGTTTGGGCTTAAGAACGGGTATGATTCATTTCATACCCGTTCTTTTTTGTAAATACCACCGCCATTGAGGTGATACGATGAATCCCAATATCTTTACACCCGACTATCTAAGACCGATACGATCAGGAAATCGAGACGAATACTTCCTGATTGAATTTCATCGTGTCTTTAAGAATACCAATATGTCGATCCTCCGTAATATGCTCGAGCGATCTCAAGATGATGAAGAAATTCTTCAACTCTTCCCGAATCTTATCGAATATGCTAAGATGCCAATTGATGCGCTATATAACGTAACTGTGATGTATAATCATCCAGAACAGTTCGTGTTTAACCTTTCAAAGGAAACACTATCTATGGATATGTGTAGATCATTTGTAGAGGTTTTTAGAGAGCCTTACCATTTTGAATATCTACATACGACGAGAATGGAAGCTATTCTGAGAAATCTAATCGAGCAGCAATTTGTCAAGAAAGTCTATCTGATCGCTGACAGATTTACAACGGAGATGAAATCGTATTTGAGCTCTATGATTGACCCCGAGTATCTTGGCACGAAGGTTTCCGCAATTGAAGGAAATTTAATCGACGCATTCGATTCAATCCCGGAGCTTACGACGGTTTTCATGTCGGATTCTTGCGATTTCGAGACTTTGTATCAATATAATCCAGAACTTGTCAAAAATAAATTTTTCGTCATATACGATGGGTATGACAACCTCGAACCTGTGGATCCAAACGATCCACAAAGCCGAATGCAATATGCTAAGACTGAGTTAATCAATCGATTGGCGAAAGATCGAATCTGTGAAGTAGCATATGCATACCCATTTTGTATCGATAAAGAAACTGAATAACTTTTAGAAAGGACGATTCCCTTATGAGCGCTTCTCAGTTTGAGAATATCGAAAAGGAAATTCGCATGGGTATGAACCTGATCGAACGTGATGAATTCACATCCACGATCAAGGCGATTTCCCATATTGCCGCAGAGACCGTGTGCAAGACTCTCGGTCCTTACGCGCATACCACCATCATCGATGATGGTAATTTCACATATCCCACCAAGGACGGTTGGTCCATTTTGCAGCGTCTGCGCTTCCAGGACCCCACCCATAATTCTATCTTCAACATGCTGAAGAATATCAGCTTCCGCATCGTGGATAAGGTCGGCGATGGCACTACTACCGCAATGGTTACTGCCGACCATTTCATGCATCTGATCAGCGAAGGTCTGGATCAGGAAGGTGTTATGACCAAGTATCGTCAGGCGGATATCGTATCCGCTCTGAATGATGTTCGTGATATGATCATTGCTGATCTGGAAAAGCACGCCATTCAGATCGCGCCCGATGCTACCGATGAGAATCCTCAGTATGAGGAAATCTATCGTGTGGCATATGTTTCCTCCAATGGAAATGAGAAGCTGGCCCGCATCATGCAAGAGATCTACCAGAAGACCCACAATCCCAATATTCTGGTGGATATGGACGGCGGCAAGGACCTGACCTATGAAATTCAGACAGGTTATCGTCTGGACTGCCAGTTCCTGATGCATGAGCGCTACAGCAACACCACCGAGCACTACTACGATACTATGGGTCGCCCCCATAATATCGCGGTCTTCGATCACAACGTTTCCTATCAGAAGCACGCTGCTCTGATCGAAGCCATGCTCCAGGATTCCACCCGTCAGCAGCGTCCTCTGATTCTGATGGCACCGTACTTCGACGATATTATCTCTTCCATGTTTGCAACTCTGATTCAGGAGAATCTGAAGAAGAACCCCAATGCAATTCCTGGTTTGATGATCATTCAGATTCCTGAAATGACCAGAGCCGCGCAGCGTAACGCCATGTCCGACTTCGCGACTCTGTCTGGCGTCACTCCAATCAATGCAACCAAGGTCAAGGTCTTTGAGGAGATGCGTTACAACGCATCTGCTCCTGAGGGCGAACAGATCCATGATAAGGCCATGGAACTGGAAGAATACCACTTCACCACTGCTCAGCAGTTGGTTACCACCTGCTATGGTACCATCTACAATGCAACCATCGGCAAGTCCTTCTTCTCTCTGAAGGATTATAATACCGATTCTATTCTGTACAAGGAGAGATATGCTCAGGTTAAGGCCGAGTTTGATAAGGCCAAGAAGGATGTGGAGAATTCTCCCACCAATTTGACCAAGGCCTTCCTGGAAGCATCTCAGCGTCTAAATAAGCTGTCTGGAGCGTTGGGTGTTATCCATGTCGGTGGTGTAACCGAGCTGGAGCGTCAGTGTACCAGAGACGTTGTCGACGATACCTTCCTGGCGTGCCGCTCTGCATATGAGAATGGCGTTGTCGCTGGTCTGAACCTCGGTGTTATGACTGCAATGTTCCGCGTTGGAAATGAGCGTGCTAACACCATGAGTGAGCTGCAGAAGTTTGCTCTGAATACTCTAGCCAACGCGTATCTGGCAACATCTGAGGATATCCTGGCCAATAAATATCCCAACGGCAATGATGAAAAGCCTTGGAAGTTCGTCAATGGGGAAACCTTTGGCAATCACGACTTTATTTATCAGCTGATCAACGCGCTGAGCAACGGCGACATCTCCAGCTACGATATCGTGAACGAGGAATGCTGTACCGATAAGATCCCCGCAGTCTGTAACTCTGTATCTACGGATATTGAGATTCTGTATGGCATCACCGGCATTCTGGGAATGGTTATGACCAGTGACCAGTATATGTCTGTGAGCCGTATGTATGATAAGACTGCGGCTATCCGGCAGCAGGAAACTATCAATGAGCGGGCAACTGCCAACACCGTGAATACCATTCTGACTGCGGTCGATAAGTATATCGACACAAATGGTACCTCTGGCATTGTCAACTTCCTGAATGCTTTTAAGCCTATTGATCCCAGACGGGAAATTCTCGATTAAGCCGTGTTTATGCTTCGATGAAACCTAGATAGGTTTCATCGAAGCATTTAATCAGTCCTGTAAGGACTGTTTATCGACATTATTTCCTGAGCGCTACACAAAGTGGAGTCGCGCTCAGGACAAATTAAGCGATTATGGCAGAATCATTAGGCACCGCATTCATGTATAGTACAAATAACATTGATGCGAATTCGTTGATTAATATTATTCAAGACCATAAATCTCATTTATATACAATCTCAGTTTGTAATAATACTAAAACCATCACATTCAATCAGTCATATTCAGCGTTTATTATATGGACCATGTGTATTTGTGGAACATATTATCCATTAATTGGATCATCTATTTTGCTTCCAGACGCATCCGTGACTCTTATCTCGAATCATGGAAGCATATCGTTTACAAACACATCGTGTACTGCAAACACAACACAAAATACATATTCTATTGAAGCTACAATTCTTGGAATTCCTTAAATAAAAAAGAAGCTCCTAACCGATCGGTTAGGAGCTTTAGATCACGTTAAGCCTTACGGACAATCAGCATCTGGAGCGTGAAAGCCGTAGTAGGAGCCGTGGTGAAGGCATACAGCGTAATGCTGTTAGCCGCAGTCGTGATGCGATTGACATTTGCAAAGGCTTTGCCCTGCAGAGTCGCAGCACTCACATCAGACGACATAACGATACCCACAACGGGAACGTCGGTAGCGAGAACGCCAGAAGCAGTCACAGTCTTCATGTAACCGCCAGAGGAGTTTGCACTCCAAGAGGTGTTGACGCTGACATTGATCAATGTCATCGTGGCGCCACCAAGCGCCGCGAGAGCAGCTGCAGCGGTAGTAGCACCGGTACCGCCCTTGGCGATAGTCAGTGTACCCGTGCATGCGGTAAGAGCATGAGAGTGAGAAGATGCTGCCGCACCGAGATTAGCCAGGGTAATACCCAGGTTTGTACGTGCGGTAGCGGCATCGGTAGCTCCAGTACCACCCTTTGCAACGGTAAGGGTACCGGTACATGCCGTGAGGGCGTGAGAGTGGGAAGAAGCAGCAGCGCCTAGATTGGCCAAGGTAATACCCAGGTTAGTTCTCGCAGTAGCGGCATCAGTTGCGCCGGTACCACCCTTCGCGACGGTCAGGGTGCCAGTGCAATCAGTCAGCGCATGACTATGAGAAGCGGCGGCGGCTCCAATATTGGCAGGAGTAATACCGAGATTAGTGCGAGCATCAGCCGCAGTAGTAGCACCGGTACCGCCCTTGGTAAGAGCAAGAGTTCCAGTGCAATCAGCCAAAGCGTGGCTATGGCCGGAGGCGGCGGCGCCCAGATTTGCCAGAGTAATACCCAGATTACTTCTGGCTGTAGCAGCATCGGTAGCACCGGTACCGCCCTTAGCGACGGGGTTTGCGCCCGTGAATCCAGTCCAATCGCTGATACCAGCAGCATTCTTCATCAGAATCCAGTTGGTACCATCGTATGTGAACAGGCAGGTCTCTTCTGCGATCCAAGCGCTAGCAACAGCGGTGTCTCCGAGCCATACGACATTCTTAGCACCGGTGCTATTGACGTTCAGGGATGCAGTACCTGCAGTGTTAGCGTAGGTGAATTTAATTGCGATCTTAGCACCTGCGACCAGTTTGAAGCCAGCACAGGTTACCACTTTGGCGGTGGTACCAGCGGCGGTCGCACACGTGCCGTAATACTTTGCCTCAGTGGACGCTGTCTGAGCAGCGCTTAATGCACTTTCGGCAGTCCCCTTGACAGCATTCACCAAGGCTTGGACTTTCGTTACAAGCGCGGTGAACGCAGTGGTACCGCCATACTTGTAAGCCATAAGTAACCGCCTCCTTAGGTGAACGTCACTCAATTAGAGGATTAGGGAGGTAGATGCCTCTACCTCCCTAATATTGAGTGCATGAGACTGAAGCAAAGATTAGGCGAACAGGGCGTCGACCTCAGCAGCGGTGATCTCCACCATGTCGGTCTTCAGGACGTAGTCAGCCAGCTTGGTGGTGAACAGGTTGTCGACCTCGGACTTGGTGTAGTAGTTGGAGAAGTCCACGACGGTGTCGCCGATGACTTCCCAAGCGCCGTTCAGATACATATACTCGGTATAGGCATCCTGGCCGTTGGCAGTATCCTTGGCCACCAGGTAGATGGTGGTAGCGGAGATGTCAGCGGTGGGCAGCTGAGCGACGATCTCATACTTCAGGTGGTTGGCAGCGGCCACAGCGGAAGCGATGGCGGAATCGGCCTCGCCCTTGGTGTAGTAGCCAGCCAGAGCGGTGGTGATGGCGTTGGACACCTGATCGGCGTTCTGGAAGTTGCTGTCGTTGGTCAGCTCAGAGACCTTGGTAGCAACGGTGATGGCAGCGATACGGGTCTCGCCGTCGACCTGGACGGGAGTGCCGTTGACGGTCAGACCGACGATCACGTTCTTCTCAGCATCAGCGGGAGCGTGAGCAGCCTGGCTGTGGTTGTAGGCGGCATCATAGTTGGCCTTCAGCTCATTGGTCAGATCGTTGGTGGACAGACCCTTACCAGCGACGACGTCGACCTTGCCGTTCAGCAGTTCCTTAACCTTGACGACCAGCTCCTGCAGAGCGGCGTTAGAAGCATACTTATAAGCCATAGTAAATTCTCTCCTTCAAAATAAAATTATGAGAATCAAATGTTGAAATATATCACACACGTTGTATGAAGATCATGCAACGTGACATGATCTCTTTATATGGGAGTTGTTAATTTGCGATACTCCTCACAGTAGTGGGAGTGGAAGTGGATTTATGCGATACTGCACGGCTTGCATTGAGCAAACTGTACACCACAGCTGTATCAGTGCCGAACACATCAGCGAAGATCTGATCGACTTCCTCAGCAGTGATTTCCTGAGCAGAATCGAAGCCATCGTTGGTATCCCAGATACCCCAAGTCTGGCCCGCGTTGGTAGACTCTCGAGTATACATCATGCCAGCGGCATTCAGGGTCTGAACCAGTTTCCCGGATTCAGATCCATCATTAACCTTAGACACGTAAATGTAGACAGGAGAAATCTCAGACACACCAGTGGGAGCGGTGACGGCATAAACATATGCTGCTTTGTAAATGCCGACGACACGCAGGAAATCCAGGTTATAGGGATTGGCCTCAGTCGACTCAAGTTCGATAATTCCACCACCAAGGGCACTAACGTCCAGATCCTGAATCTTGGCAATAGCCTCATCAACCTCCGGACCAGTGTAACCAAGGGTATAAATCTTGGAACTCATGAGACTTGACCTCCCTCGTATGGATATCGTTATCTACATGTTTACAAAGCTCCAGATGGGGCTTTTTCGCTTTCATCCCAGGGTTCATCGATACAAACGAGCCCATTTCGTTTCAACTTTTGAAGTGCGATTTCATTATCGACACCCGCTTTATCAAGTGCAACGTATCGTTTTACAAAATACTTTTTAGATCCAGTTAAGTTCGTTCGAGCGAAAATGTAAGTATCGGTATGGTCAAGATATCCACAGTAACTAATCATTGATGCGAGGGCATGTTTCGTTGCTGGATTACGAACTCGACGATTTGCCTTTACGATATTGGAGAGAATAGCTTTACGAATACCAGTTCTATTATGGTAGATACGGAATCCGCAGATATCGATTCCACGTTCTTCTACTCTAAATACCTGGTAATTTTCTTTCAATTCTAATTTGAGATAATCCCACAAATATTCACTAATCTTTTCACGAATCTTGTGGAGCTTTCGTTTATTACTACCACAAATTACAATATCATCAACGTAACGAACGTAGCAATCAACTTTCAATTTCTCTTTTACAAATCGATCGAAGTCTTCCAGGTAAAAGTTGGAGAACCATTGCGATGTGTAATATCCAATGGGTAATCCTTCATTTACACTATAGATGACTCGATCGATAATTTCGAGCATTCTTGGATCTTTGATCTTCCGTCTAAATTGCAAACATAAAATATCCTGATCAATAGACTGGAAGAAATGATGGATGTCCATCTTAAGACAAAATTTATATTTCGTAGCCCCATTTGGACTACGAAGTTTCTTTTCGAGATAGCGCTTAACATGATGAGGTCCACGACCAGGAATACTACCAGAGCAATGAGAATACATCCCTTTCAAAATAACAGAGTCAAGTACCATCATCATTGCCCAATGTATAAGCTGATCTGGATAAATTTCGGGCGCTTGGACATCGCGAACTTTGCCAGATAGGCCATCGACAACTTTGAAGCAGTGAGGAGGTGAAGGTTCAAACATTTCTTCGGTTAAAAGAAATTGAATGTATTCTACCACCTCATCTTCATGTTCGAGTAATTTCGTGGTGAATGCGCTAGGTGTTGATTTCTTCCGCCTCAACGCGTTATGAAAAGCTGCATGTAAATGATCGATTTCACAGATTTTATCATATAGATAGCCAACACGCTTGGGCATAATTGTCGACCCTCTTTAATATGTATTTTTATTGCGATTATTTAGATGCCACTCGTAGTTCTTCATAATATAGCCGTTCATGGTCTGGATTTAACATCCAGCCTCACGCCGGTTCGACATGCTCGCACCCTACTAGGACGTGTCCATGCGGCCAATTTCCACCAAGGGGTGAGGTTACCGATACAAACATAATCCAATCAAAAAGATCAGAAGGTTGGATAGGGAGGCGTGTGACCTCCACTTATGCGGGATGTTAGCAGGCCGACAGGCGGCCCCCGATGTTCGTGTTCGTGTTCGACGCCGCATTGTTGACATTGCAATAGAGCGGGCCAGCATTCAGGCCATTGTTCCAATTGCCGCCGACATTGCACACGTTGCCAGCTGTAGAGTTCAGGTTCCAGTTGTCGGGCGGAGTATCGATAACCCATCTTACGATTAAATACTTGCTAGATGGTCAAATATATAAACGATTTGACATATACCTAAGTTATGACGTCTTTCATGAAAGGTGAATGGTAGTTTGAAACCAATTCGCCTATGCCTGATTGCACATCGTGCTTAATCATTATTATGGGTGAAGCTCTAGTAATTGCCCCCGCCGCATACGGCACAATCACCAAAGAAGACGAAATTCGCTCTAGTGTTTATGGCATCAGAATTGATATGTCCAGTTCATCACCTTCAGACGCAGTTATTTATACGCAAGCAGCTTCTAATTTTGAACCTCTTTCGAATAACGCCAGCACCGGCATCTGCTCTTATGGTGACTGGGCGGAAATTATTGATGCTCTCATTGGTTGCAAACCCTGTCTCTATCTTAATGGCGCACGTAGTAAGTATCTCAACCCCGACAACTATGCCAAGGATACTTCCGGCAACTCTGTTGACATTACTTCCGGTTCTGCCGGCGATGTCATGATCGAGTTCCGTAAGACCTGGTATCGCTGGCGCGTATCCGGCAACTACCTGTACTTCGAAATCACCGGTGAAGATAAAACCGGTGTGAGTGGCTGGTGTTGCGACGCGTTCAAAACCAGCGGTGGCACTGTCCAGGATTATATGTACTACGGTGCATATGAGGGATATGTGGCCAGCAACAAGCTTCGTTCTCTTTCCGGCAAGACTCCTACTGTTTCTCAGACCATTGGTACTTTCCGCACCTATGCAACCAACATGGGTTCGAAGTATCAGCAGGAGGAGATTGCCAAGCGCATGTACATCATTGGTTTGATCTTCCTGGTAAGTAAGAGCCGTGATGCACAGTCTACGCTCGGTGCTGGTTGGACCGGCGGTTCTGCCGCTGCAACAACCGGTACTTGCAATGCGAAGGGACTCTTCTTCGGTTCGTCAGCCAATACCGCGGTTGCCAAAGTTTTCGGTATCGAGAACTTCTGGGGATCTCTGTACAAGTGGTGCGACGGTTTCGTATCCGGTGGTAGTACCAATCTTCTTTACAAAGTCTGCGGTCCTTACAATGATGCTGGTACTGACTATTCTACCGCTACCGGTATCCTTGCAAGTAGCTACCCCAAGACCATGACCAACCTCGGCGATGGTATTATTGCCGCTCTATCCAGTGGTGGTTCTGGTTCCAATAGCACGTATTTCCCCGACAACTGGAGCCTGGACTCTACGGCTGGCTGCGTGTGCGCTGTCGGTGGCCATTGGTACCGTGGCCTGGTTGCTGGCCCGCTCTGTTGCGATGTCGACGGTGCGGCGTCGAGCGCGGGCACGCGCATCGGGGGCCGCCTGTCGGCCTGCTAACATCCAATCCCCATTGGAGGGGTTCTTAGGGGAGGCCGCAGCCTCCCCTAAGGGATTTTCAACGGTCAAAACTGAGTCTAGTACCTTCACGGTACTAGACTCAACTTTTTACTTGGATTTCTTCTTGGTGGCCGCAGCTTCCATTGCCTTCTTCTCAGCAATGAACTCGTCCACCTGCTCAGCGGTGATAGCCTTACAGACCCGAGCGGTCTTCAGCATGTTCTCATCCCACTTGCCATCCAGAAAATACTGCCGGATAGTCGCAGCATTGGGCATAGCCATATGTTAGAACCCTCCTTAAAAGGTATAGATTGTAATTTTAGGATTTTATCGTTGTGTTACTTTACTCTGATGTATCGTTCTCATATTTAAAGTAGCTTTTGACAAAGCGTTAATCTTTTACAAAATTATTCACGTAAAGTAGGTGAATACAGTTATGAACGTTGATGATATTCAGCTCAAATTTGCAAAATATCGCATTTCTAAATTTGAGCTCGTAATTCCTGGATATAGTAAGCCATATGTGGTTGATCCAGCCCATATTGGTAACTGGACCATTGAGAAGGATTACGAAAATTATCTCTTCCCGTATTTGGAATTCCGCTGCGTAGTTCCTGATAAAGTCTACGCAGATGTTATGGATAATTCTGAGGAAGTTTACGTTGACCTGAAGATTGAATACGGTCTCTTTGACGATATGTATGAAATGGATCCAAAGGACGCCATCAATATGTTTGGTCCCATTCTAGAAAATCGTTTCTATGCATTTATCGCCAATAAATCTCCCAAGATGACTGATGATACTGCAGGTGAACGCAAAAAAGAAGCCATGAGTACTGGGCCGGATGATCTAACCCAGTATAGCTACGATAATAATCGAGCTCTAGTTATGGGCCTCTACCGCGCCGATCACATCTTCAATACAAATCGAGTTATCAATGCAATTCTTTCGGGCGCTACAGTTTCCGATGCAGTTGCATATTACTTCAAGAAACTTGGTCTGAAAGATGTACTGATGAGCCCCAGCGATAACTCTAAACGATATGATCAGCTCGCACTTCCTCCCTTGCCTGCGGCTAAAGGTCTTATGCGGATGGTCAATACCTATGGTCTGCATAAAGCTGGCACCACGGTTTTCTTTGACTACGATATGATCTATATCCTAGATAAGAAACTCGGTGCTACTGCATGGATCAATAACGAAATTAAGACCGTCTATTTAACATCGTTCCCGAATCGATCCGACCAGCTCATTATGAAATCCGGCTTTTACGCCAATGGCAAAGAGAAATACTGCGTAATCAATATCGTTGGTAACTCTCTTTCCGTTCAGAATGATGCGATGTTTGCCGACCAGCTTAGTGGTGGCAACATTATTTCGATCGATTCAAACACTGGCAAGATTACGAATCTTACCAGCAACGTAAATGTTTCAAAAATGTCTCCTTCTAAGGCCGGAGCTGTGAATAGGGTCGTCGTACAAAACGAGGGTTCCGCAACTGTAGACAGGGCAAAAACTGAAATTGAGCAGTCTCAGAATACCCTTAGTATCACGGTACAGGATGTCAATATTCGAGCTCTTTCTCCGAATAAGGATTTCATTTTTACCACAGATAGTGCTAAGTATCAGAAGTATGCTGGCCACTATCGTATTACCAATAGCACCGCTGTATTTACGAAAGAGAGTACTATGTACACATGCATGTGTACTGCAACCTTCGTTGGTGGTAAAGCTACCATCTAAACATCGGAAAGGACATCTGATATGAAAGCTTTTCATCATCCCAGCCATAGCGTGTATGTGCTCAAAGAGTTTATAATTGAAGGATCCGCATTTCGTCCTTCTATCCTCTGGATCGTTCGTAAGAAAGAAGATGAGCCTTTGAAGACTCGAATCTTATCGAGAATGACAAGATGGCAATTTAAGATTACTCCATGCCGCAATCGATATAACCGATGCTTCATTCTCATTCGTACACCTTTCTTCAGGATCGAGAAGAATAACACCGGATTTGAAATTGGCGGATGGCGATACTATTTCTGGTTCGTTGAGCTCGGCATGGTTTGGCGTCAATTTAAGAATCGATTGTTTGCTCCAAGCTGTGCGAATATTTCCCTGTAAGGGATGTTTCCGATCATAATAAATCATTTTTGATGCTTTAAAGAGCGGGATAGCCTAAGGCTATCCCGCTTAGATTTAAGAATATGGCAGATGCTTTAATTGCAACTTTTGGTCCAGAAGCAGAATTAATGTCTAATCCAAATTATGAATCTTTCTCATTTAACATGAAATCCGTAAATTCATCAGTATCATTCACTGCGACAAAACTAGTCACGCGGTGGATAATTTTACCATATGTAATAGTATCATACACATATCGTCAACCATTAATTGTTAATCCTGGCGACTCTTTATCGTCACCTTCTTTATTACTATACTCATCTTCAACTCCAACATCATACAATGGCGCGTTTACATCAATTTCAGCAACCGAAACGACTCTTACTATAACACGAAGTAACCAAAATGTCACAAATTGTGAAGGGTTAATTCTGGCTATATTATAATCATCCCGATAAGGGATGTTGGAAACGCAAATTTATACGCTGCTAAAGCGCCCAACCGAAGGTTGGGCGCTTATCATTTATAATGAGCGATGCATTAGGATTAGCAACCAATCCAAGTTCAAAGGTATCTGAGTTATTTTCAATTTCGGATTCATATATCTCAATCACACCCGAAAGTGGCGGCACGTTTAGATTATGGTCATCTGGTACGCATTTTGTCAAGTATTTATCATTAACTACTAAATATTCTGGCATTGTTATTATTCCAGCGCATACTATATCATTAGTTGGTTCTGGTTCTGCGTCGTTTACTGGAAGTGCATGTGCTGCAATCGGTCAATCGACAAGCATATACGTACCTGTATCAGACACGTTATCTGGAGTAAGTTTTGGTCAGTCTGGCACAACCCACACTTTAGCAGTTCCAGAATTGAAATTTTTAATTACACCATCCATCGAACTATACTTAGCGGTATATGCAGCTCCTGGCGGTGGAGGTGGAAGTACTAATACTACCACCGTGTCAGCGTCGTTTACTGCAAAACTTTACCCATTCGTATGACATAATGCTTCATAGCCTTAATTGGCTATGAAGCATTTTATATGTTACATGACGATATCTTGGGGTTTACTGTATGAGAAGATCTTTGTCGAGTTATCGGCGTAACGTGCCGTAAACGTGGCAGCGTCTTCTTCAAAGGCTGCATCAATTCCGACGACATCAGACTCTTTACGAATGTCCCCAAAGAATTGCTCCAAACATGGATAATAGCTTTCTGTCAAGGGATCGAAAGTTTTGAAATCCATCTTATGGTTCTCGTCATGTACTATATCACTTAAGACTTCAACCCGATCGCATAAATTCAGAAAATGAGCGATCTGGGACTTATCAGTACTCATGGTGCGTTAGCTCCTTCCTAAATTTTGTGATCGGATAATACACATAGGAATGATTTCATGTACCACGGCACTGCTACAGGCTTGGGTTAGGCTTTACCAAGCAGCCCTTTTGCAAGGGCATCGGCTTCCCTAGGATGCGCCTTCTTACGATGCGCTCTTAGATAACCAATCTCTTTGTAAGTCATATTTTTGATATCGGAGAACGATAATTGCCCGTCAAATTCATAGAGAACGTCATCGACGAACTCCATGTATTGCTTCATTACAGAATCTCCGTCAATGAAGCGCGGGCATGGAGAAAAATCATTGCATCGGTAGTCAGGATATCAACTTCATCCCGACCGCAGTGAGGACACTTGGTCTTGATCTTGAACATGGGATGGTACTTGTTATCCTGAATCCATCTGGTCAACAGCTCGAGATCGACCTGATGCAGTCGGGTCAAGATATCGAATGCTTCAGAAGGATTGGCGCCGACGTCAACCAAGGCATACTGACCATCATTATGATCATACACCCAGAACTTGTCAACATACAGCAGCAGAATCATATCCAGAGCAGTGGAACCGTCGATCTGCTCCATGCATGCCTCGATACGATTACGGACATCGGCAATGCTGGGAGAGCCAAGCTCGTAAATATTGTGAGACATCGGAGACTTCACGCGGGTATGCATAGCATACTTATTATGGATGGCCTCCATCTCGGCGGCAGAAGATCTCTTGGTATCGATCTCTTCCACACGCTTCTGATAGGACTCAGGAATCTCAGACAGATCCAGCAGAGCCTTGTTATTATAGGAAATATTGTAGACCTTGCCGCAGTCGGGATTCTGGCACTTATAGGAGCTTTCAGAAACCTCCATAGCGGAAGCAACGACGATGGCATAGATACCCATATCAATGTCATCGTAGCAGAACCAGTTACAGAACTGCTCATAGGTAATCGGGGTATTCTTCTCACCGAAGCGAGACATGAAAGTACCACGATCGAAGTACTTATAGAGCAAAGATGCCTTCTTCTCGATTACATCGAGGAAGTCATCATCCTGGGATGCGGTGGCATTTGCCAAAGCACCAGTCTGTGCACCGTTGAAAGTTGCATAGTCGCCGAACTCCAACAGAGGAACGGAATAGTGACTCAGAGAGCCGCAGATATCACGGATCTGACTCATATTCATAGAGGTCTTTACAGGCTTTACCTTGATAGTTTCCAGCTCCTGGCTTTCGACAACCACCAGCTTTAGAGCCTTGGCGACGTGCATCTTACGTGTAGTCTCTTCGTCAAGCTTGAGCTCGGCTTCCTGAGACTTATCGATCGTCAGAATCACACCGTCGGGATGCTCTTCGCCATACTTCTTGGCGGCATCTTCAGCTTTGGTCTTCATACGATTCTGAGCAGCAACTGCAGCTTCAGCAGGTGTCATACCCATTTCCAGAATCAACTGCTTCTTATAAGCAGCCAGCTCAGGCATGATGCTTTCCAGGAAAGCATTCTGCTCAGCTTCGGGCATATTTTTCATCTGATCCTTACCAACGGACGTAATGATCACTTCTTCATCACTCTCAGTGAGAGGTTTAGTCTTTACAATGGTATTTCCGGCCAGGATAACTTCATCGTCTTCCTGGGGCGCAACCTGATCGCCAGTGACTGCACCATGGGCAGCCATCTCTTCGGCGGTGGGAGGAGGCGCAATGGGAGATGCAACTCTTACAGCCTGATTGGCAGGAGATGCAGGTACAGTGACCTGAGGTGCATCGGGGGTTTCACCGATATTCTGACTCATGTCAGGCACGGGGGCATGATCTGCGATACCCGCGCGGTCGGGATTCGCAGCACGAGCGCGCTCCAATGCAGCAGCAGCGCGCTGATCCAGCGAGGTATTATTCATCATATCAGACATATTAGTCCCTCATTTCGAAATATGGATTACATAGCAATAGCAAAATCGATATATTTATAGCCCTTCTTAATTGCAACGACCGCCGTCTCCAGATGGGAATCGACATTGAAGGTCAGGAAAATATAGAGCATATCCTGGTCTTCGTCGTCATCCGGTGGCTGAATGGAGCAGTTATTGAAAGGCATATCGGGAAAAAAGATTGGTACTTGGCGATTGACCTCAGATGCGAGCTTATGACGATCATCCTCTAATTGGAAGTCGTACCGCTTAGCACCGATACCGATCGTTGGATTCGAAGGAAATGTTCCAGGCTCGATCAGAAGCAGCTGAAGAATCTGGCGGACCCACGCATCAGATTTAGCATAGCTGATCGGCTTATGGAAGTCATCCAGATCGAATCCTAATTCAATTCGTTGAAACTGACTCAGTCTAGCCATAAAACTACTAGCCTCCTTCGATTAATGTGCTGTCAAACGCTTTATTTTGCGAATCAGCGTTAAATGACGGTTTTAACCAAAAAAGAATTACACTTATTTTATGATTGCTTTAAAGGGCGAGGTAGGATATCCTACCTCGCCCGCTACCGATTAAATGGTATACCGGAAATACCCAGCTCTTGGATCCGTCTCACGATTCCAAATCTTCATGAAAAGATCGCCCAGATAATGCTCATCGTCGTCCAGTTTATACAGGAATTCGATACGCTTATCCAGATTACGTTCCATCAAATCACAGGAGCTGATAAACGAATCTTGTGCAATGATATCTCCGAACTTACCTTCTCCATTTTCTCGATAAAGCCCGAAGATATAAAAACGATCATGCTCAAGATACTTGCCAGCAATGCTCCGAATTTTGATCTTCGAAGTTCTACTCGGAATTGTGCAGGTCGTTCTAGCCAGAATTCGTACATCCACTCCAGCATTGGCAGCTCGCGTTAAAGCTTTTATGGTCTTACTATCCGTGATATGATTGACTTTGATCCAGATAAAAGGCTTATATTCATGCAAATCGTGAAACTGTGGCACGTGCCTAAACGATGGATCGTTCATAACGGTCTGTCGACGGATAAGATCGACGATAGTCTTACGAATCTTCTTAGGCTCCCACACCAGCTTATCGCTAATTGAGGTCCACTTATGCTCACCGCTGTCATCCATCAAATCGTTCCAAAGTCTTACACCAGGAATCTCGCTTTCATCGTCGACACATCCACGCTCAAAATACACAGAATCCACAAACCCCTTCTGAGCGCTCTCTACGAAGTTACCGGTGGAATAAACGCTCAGATAGGTTCGATGTGCCGGCGCATAACCATTCGTTGTAATAAAGGTCCAAGCTTTAGCGTGTACCTTATAATCGGGATAATGCTTTGCAACGATATGCACATCGGCACCAATTGCTGCCAGCTCACGATATAAATTAAGGTTGCTTTGCTCATCACCTCTTGCTCGAGCTTCAATATATACATGACAATTTTTCTCGAGCATGATTGCCATTAGCAAAATGAACTTTCGATTCACATCGTCGTAATCATGGCCTGTACGATAGATTGTTAAATAACACTCATCAAGTCCGGGATTGATACGATGCATGATTCGATTCCGACGATATTCCTCCAGTTTGGAAATGATCGTTTCCTGATCATTCGATTCTTTCGTGATTAGACCAAATGCCTCTATCATATTGAGAGATAAACAAATTTCTCCCAAAATAGCATGATTGTCAAATGGGCCTCTGGCATAGCTTGGAATAAAACGCTTAGTTTCACGATTATACGTATCAAACATGGTCATGCCGTGCATATAACCGAAGATACTATTATCGTCAAGATCCTTATACTTCAGATCCTTAATCAGAGAGATATCGTGGGTTCGATTTAGATACTTTAAGATGTTTTTAGCATGAACGTCATAGTCCAGAAACAGATCGTTTCGATAAACTACGGTGTAGACGTACTCATCATCACCGATACGATCTTTACGGAAAATAAACTGATGCTCTGCGTCCGGATTTTGCTCGAAACGAATTCGAACATTTACCTTGCTAGATTTATTGAGCCATTTCTGTACTCGATAGGCGGCATGGTTATCCGTGACCGGTCCATGCTCAGGCGCACTGATTTTGGTACGCCGGCCACAGATCTCATCACACCGCACGATAGAGTCTGTACGGAATTTCAGAAATGCTTCAGTATCAGTTTCCGGTTCACCAACGATATCAAGCGCATACTCCAGAATCTGAACGATTGCGTGATGCCTGAAGTAATTCCCATCAATGAAGCATCCATAACCAGGATAAATATCAATATCGCCACTCTCATAGTACCATTCCAGGAACTTATAGACAGCGGCTTTTGCATTGGGGTCGTTTTTGGACGCCTCGGTAATCGGACGACCAAAAATGATATTTGTGGTCTGCACACTCTCCAAAATATATGCAGGATCATTGGAGATATATGCCATTGAATGTTTTTTCTGCAATGCGGCATCGAATAGCTCAAGCACTTCAAAGAACTTATCGATGATCTCATCAGGATGTTTATCCAAAGGAACACGCACTTGCACAAATTCCTTCAAATTGGAATAAACGATTCCGAGCATTTTTACGCTTTCTTCTCGTGGAGATTTGAGAGCAGTCTGAATTAGGCGCTTCTGAAAATCCAGTGCGCTTTCATTGCGGGTCATTCATTTCAACTCCTTTAAAACCATGGCATTACATCAATGGTGGTATAGCCACGGCTAATCTGTGTATGAATCATATCAATAAGGGTATCTTTCGTGACATCACTGCCTTGATAGACGCCCATGTTACCAATATGATATACGTACGGTGAATCAAGATCATGTTCCAGATATTTTCCAGTTCTAACAAACCGGCTTTCGTAACGATAGGTCGGAATATGATCCAGTGCCGGTACTGAAATTGTAACATCACCAGTGTCTTTATCCACAAATAGCACCAGCTTATGGTAATCTTCAACCGAATTCAAAACGAGGCACTGACGGTGGTCGCCGAAAAGGATGATTGGTTTATCCTTACATGCATTGAACTGATTAGGATAGATCCAATTTTTCAACGACGGCTCCAGACGTCTCCTGAAGAAATTATTGAATGTGTGATTCTCAAGATATACTGGCAGCTCGGTATCGCCATCGAGATCAATATGGTTAATCGCCCACTCCTTGTATCGTTCTTTATTGGCAACTTCGGTATCAATCAGGATCGATTCAGTGAAAGATGTACGAAACGGATACTGCGGGAGATATAGATCTTTGTAAGGCATTGCAAGAGTCTGATCATCAGGACATGTATCTTTCAACCCCTGAAGATAATCATACGCTAGGATGCGAAGCATACCAGCTTCTTTGAGCAGTACTCGACCGGAAAATGTCGAATATGGAACGAATAGATCATGTAGTGCCATAGAATACCACCTTTTCTATATAGGATTCATATGGATAATATATGGCTAAAGCCCCCATTTCGTGAGCCAAATCGGCCCATGAAATGGGGGTAATATTCAATTTTTAGATGCCGCCAATATCTCGTTTGATACTATCCTGCACCTTGGCAAATCTTTGATTGATCTGAACCAAGTTAGCATAAATAATAATGCGATAGGTCACCATCGGATCTGCGTTATGAATCACGATCCTTTTACGGTGCCAGTCAACTCTCCACTCGCAAGGAGCGGATTCATTTGTCTCGCAGTTGGTGGCCAATTCCTTCGAGTTCTTAAGCAGCCTGAAGCGGAAAATTGTCTCCGGATCCACATTATCGGCGATCAATTGTCGCAGAATATTCATATGATCTTCGGGGATAATATCCGCCATTGCGATCTTTTCATCTTTGCCACGATTTTCTTCATCCGCCTGAACGATTGTCGATGCGTAGAACTTGAATCCATCCATGAGATCCATATTATACCGATCGTAAAGATTGGTATACGTATAGAGGGGAATCATCTCCGCAGGACTATCAGGGCTATGAACCACCGCATCGAACTTCAATCCATGGAATTTTCGTTCATGATCGCCGATCAATGCGTACATGCCGGGTAGATTGAATTCTGCAGATACTCTGAAAGTAAGTGGGTAATACTCATCCATTGAGTTCTTCTTCATACCATCACCATGCTGCAAATCTGAGAATGTCAGTAGCAACTTGGTACGATAATAAAGGAAAAACTCTTCCACTGATGTGGAGTTTCTCACCTTATAAGTAATGGGACTACGGGAATGTCCATTCAAGTACTGCATAATCAGGGGTACTTGATTACTCTCAGGAGTAGAAGCAGTAATATCAATACCTGCAATCTTACCGATATATTCAATCATGGATTTAGGAATCATAGATTCAAGCGCAGCATTTACCAGATAAGGTCTATTCCAGATCAACTGATTCTGAAGATTCTTATGAACATCCAGCTGCTGGGATAGCGACTTCAATCGCAACTCAATCTCGAAATCGATCTTATCACGATTCAATCTATAAGAGATGCCGATGCTATGCTCTTTATCCATGATTAGCGGAAAAAGAGTATTACGGCTCAATCCGGCAATCGCATTATCCATATTCGTAGTCAGTGGCGTATTAGACAGGAAGACATCGCCCATATCAGCATTGAACCGAGGAGTCATAATGAAGTATGGATAATGGCGTTTCTTAAATTCAGTATCGCCATTGCCAAGCACTTCCTTAATATTCTTCCATGCAATTTTCGAGTCAATATAGACATATGTGAAGAAGTTCTGAGGAAAATAATCCATCAGAATCTCCTTAATAAAAGATGCAACGTTTCCGTACGTATGGGAAGCACTACTTGTGCCTAACGTATAGATACATTCCATATCAGCATTTCACCTGCTTTCTGGATAATAACCGTTAAGGCTGTGTTAAAAGGCGTGATTGATCAATTGCGATCAATCACGTCATATCATTTCTTTTTTGCCATGTAACACTCATCGGGTACTCGAACGACTTCACCGTTCACATCAATGCATTTCAGACCCAATGTAATGTCGATAGGAATTGCAGTGTTGGAGTAAAAGACCATATTCTTACCACGAACGGCCATACCCTGGACGCAGTTCTGGAAACATTCCTCTTCATAGTCGGTTTTGTCGATCAACACATCGGCAACCAACTGGACACCATCGGGCACCCATTTCAACTTGAAGGGGATAATCTGCACATAAGTGGTAACGTTGCGTGCAAAACCATTTCCTGGCATCGGAGTCCAACGCTCAGCCTCCAACTTGAATGCCTGGAAATAGATGTCTCTTACTTTCTCAACTTCGGACTGATCCACAGGGTCCAAGTCCGCAATTCCCAAAACGTTGGATAGATTAGCGATTAACTGATCGGGCGGAGAATTCTTGACCATTGGGTCATTCATCGCTCGCTTTAGATCTTCTAAACTAACGTTGGGATTATTACCCATACGAATCTCTCCTTTCTAGGAAAGTGAATCATATTAAAACATCGTTGGGTGGATACTTCCTTTTATAGCAAAAAAGAAGTCACCGTGATCCCTGGGTTAAGCCCAAGGCGACTTGGATCTCCTCAACGATGTGGATGGAAATTCATGGGTAAGGATGGAGTGGTATATATCATTTCAACCAGCTCTGCAGCCTCTGTTTAGGCCACGCTTTCATCCGTGTTTTCCGCACCGTGATTCAACGCAAGACGATGACTCCTTTTTGAATCATACTAATTCACCAGAACTCGACGCCTATCGAGCTAACCCCGGCTTATCACTTTCTTCTTCATACGAATGATATATGGAAGAAATATATGTGAAATACGGTCATAGATCCCCATTACAAATAAGCATCAAGCATATACCAATTACAAGACATGAAAATGCCACCAGGAGCCCAATAGATATTGCAGATTTTCGATCAAATCCACAATTCCTAGACTCGCTATATGTACCCGTAAAAGCTAGCGTAGAAAGAATCGTTATCATAAAAATGCAGAACCCATATTCCATAGACGACCACCTTTGCTAATAAGATGAGGAGCTAGCCGAAGCTAGCTCCTCGCGAAGTCAATCAATGAAAAACTTATCGTCTTCGTCGTCATCACCCTCATCGGGTACGACTTCATCATACAGGCGGAGACGATGACCAAAATCATCGCTCTCGGCAGCATCCTCAACAGGAACATCAGCCTGGATCTGTTCGGACATAGGTTTCACACTCTGAAGAGCCTGGCCAACAGACTGCAGAGACTGGTTCGCCATCTGCAAAGTCCGGTCGACGAAATCGAGCTTCAGATTGCCGGTAACGACGGCCTCGTTGATGTAGTCGGCAAAGCCTTCCACATTAACAATCTCGGCCAGGGTCATACGCATGGGAGCGTACTCAAAAACAGGAATACCAAAGTTAGTGACAGACGAACTGTCAGGATCTTTCCAGCACTTGGGAGTGGCGATCATATCACGAGCTCTCAAAGTACCAGCACGAGATTCGATCAACTCTCTTGTCATCTCATTGGGATAGTTGAGCTCCCACATGACGATGCCATAGAAATGGCCATTATATTCAAGGCACTCAACGATGGTGCCAATGGTGCAGCGACCCTCGGTCAGATTATCAAACTTCTCGAAAGAATCGATAATCTTGCGGCGGCCCATAGGCTCAGCAACCAGGGGATACATACCCAGGTCGATATAGGACCGGATAGATTCAATATATTCCGCACGCTCATCGGGATCAATCACGACATCGTAAGGATCGATGATCTCGATCATGGAGAAAAACACCTCCTGAGGGGTGTATTCATCAACATCTTCGGGATTGCGGTAATTCTCGATCTTCACAGAGCAGAAGGGATATACACAGCCTCTATCCAGCTCACGCTTCCAGCGATCAATCCCAGTGGAAATATACTGGGTGAAAATTCTCTTGGAAAGTTCATGCAGCTGCATGATGGGATGGTTGTACTCATAGAGCACATTGAAACTCACGTGGTTGTAGAGATCTTTCTTACGGTCAATCTTCTTACCGTTCACAATGTCAGCCATAAGTAGTTACGTCCTTTCTTGAATGATGATATTAAACGACAATGCTGAGGTCTTCCACAGAATCGTCATCCTTCACAGAAATGATATGTGCGTTAGAATTTGCATCAGAAGATGCCGATGCAGACGAATCATCGTCATCGAATTCTTCGAACTCCGAAGGAATCTCAGTGCCAGGATACTTACTCGTATCCAACAGCTTCATTTCCTTCAGCATTTCGACGGAATGATAGTAGAATTCATCCATCGAAATATAGCTATCGAGATCGATAGTTTTCAAAATCTCATCAACATCATAGCCTTCTTCCTTCATCTTATCGATTGCCTTCTGGATCATTACCAGACTATTGGCCAAATTGGCGGCATTCTTATACTGGGGCAGTCTGGTCAATTCACCAAAGGGTACGGTATCAACCTTATCAGCCACGACAGTGGTAGATGCTACAATGGCGGCCGAAAGGGCAATAGTGGTACGATCATCAACAGCGGTAGAGGCCGCACCGGTAATAGAAGTCAAAAAGGCGCTGATCGATGTAGTATATTCATCAAACTCAGTGGAAAGCTTTTCAATAGTCTTTCCCTGCTGCGCCATTGCAAATGCCAGTACAGGGATGGCGCATGCCGTATAGATCATCAACGGTGCAATATGCGCAGTCATGACATAATAGGCCAGAGTGCCGACCATGCCAGCAATGGCAACCACCGCAAAAATGATGGTGGTGATTGATTTATCAATCCATTTAGAATTAGTGAGAGTCTGCTTCACATTCTTAGTAATCAGCATAGCAAGCTGATACATGGACTGCATCTGATCGTCTGTGGGCATCTTGAAAGTTTTAGCCATAAATGGTCCCTTCCTTTCATAGGGTTAGTTTTGGGTTATCGTCGTAATTAAAAACTTCGGTATATTACTTATATGGAAGCTTGGAAAATGATTGACGCATTAACAGTCGACAATAAAGCCCAAGTTTATTAAGCAATTTTTAACATAGAAGGGTGGTATCAAAGTTGTACGATTCTAACATTGAAAAGGTATCGGTCGAAACTTTGGATCTGGACTTTGAATGCTATGCCGACCTTGTCACAGGCAAAGGCATTCGCATTTCCAGCGCCGAAGCATACGACTCGAAGAAGCGTAAGATCTACAACGGACTGCAATCGGAATTCTGGGGCACCGACTTTGGCGATGAAAACGCCTTCCAGGAGCGTTACTCCTGTAAGTGCCGCAAGTACATCGGTAAAATGTATTCGGGTGTTCGCTGCGAGCAATGTGGCACAATGGTCGAATATGTTGAGGCGGACGTAACCAGAACCGGTTGGATCATGTTGGATTATAACCGCAAGGTTATTTCTCCAATTTATGCTATGAAACTGTCCGATGCTCTGGGTAAGGTCGATGGCAACCCGGTGCTGGACAGAATTCTGCGTTCTCCTTATCGCAAGCGTGACGGATCCGAAGATGAGACCTATGAGATGCGTGAACGTGAGATTGCCGAGATGAGGGTTCACCCCTTCGTCGGTAAAGGCATGACCTGGCTCCGTAATCATTTCACTGAAGTGCTGGATTACTATGAAAAGAGAAAGCCTGCAAAGGCTGCAGCTTTCCATGAGTTCCGCACCGATCGTGATAAGGTCTTTACATCCTGTATTCCTGTCTTCTCTTCTATTCTCCGTATCGAGCTTCCCGGTTCCAAGGATGAGAAGCTCTTTAAGCAGAAGGTCAATACCTATTTCCAGTCTATTATTCAGACGACCAATAAGGTCAATACCTTCGAGAAGGAAGATGAAGACAACGAGAACGTTCTCATTGAAATTGACAAGCTCCTTGGTTCTTGTCAGAAGGAAATTGAAGAGCTCTTCATGGCAATCTTTAAGATCATGGATGGTAAGAAAGGCGTCATTCAGTCAAAAGTCATCGGTGGTCGCTATGACTGGTGCTGCCGCAATATCATTACCCCCAACTCCGGATCTCTTCGTTCCAATGAAATCGAACTTCCCTATGTTGCAGGTCTTGAACTCTTCCGTTATGAAATCTGCAATATGTATGCCAAGGAAATGAATGTGAACATTGCTCAGGCCAACGCTGAATGGAAGCGTGCAAAGGTTCATTACAATCCTATCTTCTACGGCCTGATGGATAAGCTGATTCGTACCGATGATGCTTTCCTGCATCTGTTGATTAACCGTAATCCTTCAATCAATTACGGCTCCTTCATGCTCGTCAAGCCGAAGTGTGTGAAGAAAGATTTCAACGATAAAGCACTCACGATCCCTACAGCTATAATTTCGCTCATGAATGCTGACTTCCTGTGAAGTAGTTTTCCTTTACAGTCATTGGAAATACTATTATATCGTCGGAGTCATACCAGTGGTAACATTGGTTGGTACCTGTGTGAACGCCTAACCAGCGGTGTATGTAGTTTCGTTCTACATGCTAACGGTAGAAGTTAATAAGACATGGTGGACGTCATTCACCCACTAGTAGCAGTGTCAAATACGCTTCGTAAGAGACCCTACGGTCCATAGTAATATGGATAGCAGGCAATACCGTGCCAAGTCTCTAGCAATAGAGGAAGGTGTATCGACTAACATTCATAAATGTAACGGACTTTATGAAGATAGGGGATATCATGGAAAGGATATTCTCGTAGCGCCAGCTCCTGGTAATTCCAGGATGAAGATATAGTCAGCCTAATATCGAAAGATATGTAAATCCGGCACGACGGAGACCAAGTTAACGTATTCCGCATCTTTGGCCTTGATTTGGGTAAGCGTTTTGCAAAAGCGCTCTCCCCCGCAACTAACTTCTACATCTCTCGCATCAACGGTCGAGTAGATTCGAAGATGATGCCTATCAAGGATGAAATTGCAGCATTTTGGGCTATGAATAATATCTAGGCCTATAAAAGAAGCTACTACCATTTTTGGTAGTAGCTTCTTTTTTCGCATCATTTTACCAAATCACCACATTGATATATTATTTACTTAGAACGGAGGTGAAATAAATGGAAGATTTTAAGCTTAATTCAGATTCATGGAATTGGGGCGATTGCGCCACTCTTGCCGAATTTCCAGACTATTGTATTAGCTCAAATGGCACAGTAGTTCGTCGAGGTACTAGCGAGCTTGTGCCTAAACTAAATGATAGATCCGTTATATTAGACGGATCTATCCGTATGATTGATAATCTGCTCGTTCTTGGTTGGATCGGTAACGCGCCATTTCCAATCGTGCCCGTTGATAAGAACGAACTCGAATATCTTTCAACGCGACGCCATGTATACCGGCATAGTTTCCTCACGTACCATGTAAAGAATATCATCCAAGATCCAGATAATCAGAATATTTACTGGCTCGATGGTGTTGAATTTCGATTAATACCTAATAGTCGAATGAACGCTATCATTTCTCGTGATGGTGTTATTTACAGCCTTTTACAGAAACGATTCGTTCACCGGCATTGGAAACATGGATACGCGCGTGCAAACGTTCCAATGGTTGGTCGCGAGAATGCAAGTATGCAAAATGTATCGGTATTTTTATATTTAGCATACATTGGCGAAATACCAGATGGAATGCAGGTAGATCATATCGATAATAAACGCTATCACAATAGCGTTGATAACTTGCAATTATTAAGCCACGTCGATAACACACGTAAATCTCGATATGAAGGCACGCGTGGTACACCTTATACATATGAGATGATGGATAACGTTTGTAGATTAATCTCTGAAAACGCTCCAAATAGTGAAGTTGCTAAGGTACTTGGCTTAAACTACGACGATAAAATCCATCGCAAACGTGTAATTAAAATGGTCTATAAATTGAAGAATCAGCCAGGATACTATGACGATCTCAAAGCTAAATATGATATGAGTGGATACGATATCAATGTGAATTATTCACACAATCGTCTTAGCGATGAAGATGTTGCTTGTATCAGAGATGCCGTCAGAAATGGTACAATGACTGGACGAGCATTAGCCGCAAAGTATGGAGTAAGTCCAGCCATCGTAACTCGAATCAAACAAGGTCTCCGATAATTTCACAGCCAATAAAAGAAGCTACTGTCAACTCGACAGTAGCTTCTTTTTTTATATTTATTTCAGAAGAAATGGGAACTGGATGATAAAGCCGTTATGATTGAGTCGATGCAACTCGGCTCTTTCTCTTTTTCCGCAAAGGTTTTTATTCCGGCGATTTTGCAGCTCTCATCTATTCGCGGGTCCTGTTCTGCCCGAGTCTATAAACTCCACTCCCTGGTGAAGTTTCGTTTGCGCTACATACGTCCTTGACCGCTATCCATGGTAAAAGTTCTCCTATGTAAGGATGATCGAGCTCTACTGTCATTCCGTATCGCCGGAGTCATAGCTGAAAGATTTGGTCATCTTCTCTGCTTACCTCATTTCTTCCTTTGCGGTTTTCTCCACAGAGCCGCCGTGCCATTGTGAAACCTCCAAAATGATCATAGGCTCTTGCTTACCATATACGACTCTCATAACGGCTTAACACGCACCTACCCAATTGGGTAGGTGCGTGATTTACTCTTAATTAACAAAAGTTGTCTTCGTACCAGCTTCAATGATACCAAACTGAGGACGCAGATATAGCAGAAGAAAATCGCTATACTTCATGCAAAATGCAGTGAGAAATACGATTTCCTGAGCGATCATCATAGAGCTGTTAACACTCTTCTGATTATTAATCAATCTGCGACAGTCAGCTTTTAGCATCTGGATTCGTTTGTGAATCTTGGCGGTCATCTTACGGTACGTATTGTAAACTTCGGTAATTTCATTGGTTACCTTGAGATCATAGCGCATCGCCAGATTTGGGTCCAAATTCACTTCAATATTGAAGATCTGCGTCTCATTGATACGGGTAGCTTCACTAATCAACTGAGATAGATTTCGAAGAAGTTCTGCCTCTGGATCAGTAAGACTCATACGATGATAAACCATTTCACGGATATAATCATCATCACTGATGGTGCCAAAACGAAGATCGGTTTCTTTATTTCTAGCATCCACTGTTTTCTGATACCGAGCATATTCTTCGAAAAGCATCTTGATGCCTTTCTTACTTAGCTCGGTAGACTGCTGAACAGACTGAAACATTTTTCCGGAGATAAGTACGGCGATACGCATTTCCTGGATAAGGGCCTTTGTCTCTTCAACACGATCCAGAATCTCCTGCTCTTGATGCTGCAAATCGTCACGTACATGATCGGGCATGCCACCCTGACGAAGAGCGGTTTGAATCTTACGAGCTTCAGACTGACGCTCTTTCAAATCATTATTGAGCAGTTTGATACGGGCCTTGTTAACACCAAAGAGCTTGGAAATGCATTCGTTCATCTCTTTAGAAAGACGATGTTCCCAGTCAGATAGAGCTCGATCCAGATTATCAACACATCCGGAGATAATTTTGATTGAACCAGAATTCAAAGACTTGATATCAATCTTTGACGTGTTAAATCCAGATTCTTTACTGGCGGTGAAACCAAAAAATTCAACAGCTGGAGAATTCGACTGCATAGCAGCGATGACATCAAAAAATTTATCACTCTGCGTGATGTCTGTAAGCGCAGAGGGCTGAACCACATATTTCATGGCTTCATATTCTCCCATCTTTTTCAAATACTGAGGGCTCTACCTATTTGGAGGTAGAGCCCTCTTAAGTTCTTAAAATGCGCGAGGATGCTTTTTGACGGAACCGAGGATCTGTCGACTATGATTCAGGAAATTCAGAATCTTACCATCATATGCTTTTCGGCCGAAATGACGGCAATCGTTCAGCATATCCTGAGACAGATCGAACGCCTTCATCAACGTAGTTTTATTGAGATCCGCGAAGAGAGCCAGCATAGTGCGAACTTCAACCTTTTTACACATAGTCATCAGATAGAGAATGGTAGTAATCACCATAACGGTAACGTACTCGCGTCTCACATCATCCGACTTGAAAGTTCGCATATGAGGATCATCGGAAGCCATGATGTTAATCAGGTCAATGGAATTGATGTTTACATTACGCTTTCCAGCGACCAGATAGAAATTGGCACGATCCAGCTTATACAGAGAATAGATCAGAATCTGGTTTAGCAGGGTAGTGTCAACGACAGGATCCAGAGGAAGCACGGGATCCTTTGCGGCCACATCAAGAATGAAATAGACATGTTCCATATAAGAAGCAGCCATGGCATTTGCGGCATGATCTTTACTGATCTGACGCTTGATGCCCATGGGCGTAAATTTGCTGAAATATTCGGCGAAGGTCATATGCCAAGCCCATCCTCTCTTAATGATATTAAAGATTGGTTTCGCTGGCCTAAACAACATATTCTTCTGACTCCCATCTGGTACCACATGTCCAGCAATGATACTTATCAACGCGATATCGCTTTAGGTCAAATAGGCCCTTAAACTGCGTGCTTGAAGAATGCTGAATACCTTCGCCCGCTGGAGCATCCCAAAATTCTCTGGTCTCACCACAACCGGGACATTTATCGCAACCTTTATTTGCATCACGTTTACGCTGATCCGCAGCAGATAATGTGTTTCCTCTCAGCGACGTGACTTTCATACAGTCACCATATCCTCTCCATATCGGTTATCGCTGAATTCTTCCTTCATGAGTCTACCCACCTTCTCGATAAACTCATTGAAGTGATAAGCATGGAATACTCGACAATGATACTGGTTGTTATAGGTAGACCGAATGATAATAGCGAACGGAATACCCATCGTTCTCAAATTCGTGGCATATTTTTCATATGCATCATGAGTAGGAATGCGCTGAATCTTCACATCGGCATACTCAAAATTGATTGCGACAGCCTCATTCTCATTGAGCATTGCCAGATACTTGATATCTTCAGAATGCGTTACCGCGGACATATTCTGGCGATATTCCCGCGCACGTCCATCGAGAAATGCTCTAAAGCCACTCTTAATCTCATCGCAAAGGCAGGACACGCAGACATAGTGATCGACTTCTACATTATCGACCACGGTCTTATACATTAACTCGGTGTCAACATCGGTGCATACGCTGCAAGGTTTCATAGGAATTTTCATAATATCACACCTCGTAAATTATTTATGATAACCTAATGGTAGATTGAGCTTTTCCTTTCCAATAATGATCGTTCTAGAGAACGTATTCTCGTGGATAAGCTTTAATCCAAGAGCCATAGGATCACGCGCTTCTTCCTTGAAAAAGAGAATGGGTTGCAACGGGGTTGTATACGTAACAAGAGGTAGCGCGTAAGTAGAAGGATGAAATCCAGACAGTGATCCCAGAAAATAATGATTACCATTATGACCATCGGCTCTCCAGAATTCAATCTGGTAAATCGTAGATTCACCCCTGTGGGTTATGGAATATCCATCACAATAAAAGAATGGGTGTTTCAGTTCACGATCGAGATGTGTGGTGAAATCGCTTTTATTGCAAAAACCCATTGTGCGATATTTCTCACCATCTACAACCACTCTGATATAGTAATAACGTTTTTGTCTGCCCATAGATTGGTCACTCCTTTCGAAAGAATGATATATGGGTTGGTTAAAAGCAGCATAGGCAATTAGCCTATGCTGCATAAAAGTTTTAATCAATGAGAAGTTTATTGGGATCCACCTGGGTCAAATTGACCTTAGTAGAGTGGAAGCTCTTCAGAGATGCATTCATGATAGAGTTGGGCATACGTCCAGCCGTCAAACCAACGTTACGGATATTCAAACGGTAGAAACGTTCACCCATGCACTTACTACAGAGCTTATGACCAAGGCATCCGATTGGGGACCGAAGCTTCACCGCAGTATTGATAAACTGCTTTCGGTTATCATCGGTCATCAGGACCAACTTGCCATTTACCACCGCATACTGATACATATAGTCTGCATAGTTTGCATCAGTAATAAAGGCTGGCTGATATCCCTTAGAACCGCAATCAGTTCCGGGTTCATCCATGGAGATACTCTGATAAACAGCATAGAACTGCTTAGTCAAATAGCCACCTTCAGCAGTACCAACTGCACGGGGATATGCTGCGTTAACGACGGTATTTGCTAGTGCAGGAAGATCCTTACGTTCAACACCATCAATCAAGTTATTCTTCACGATGTCATATTTGCCAGTAGCAGGATTCTTGACGGGACCTGCCATGATAGACATCATCTTGTAGTTATCATCGAAAGAGCCACGAGAACCAGAATCAAAGAGGGTCATACCAGGATCACCCTTTAGCATCTTCTGCGCCTCGGCAGTCAACTGATCTTCGATCTTAACGGCTTCATTCAGATTCGGATTATCATCATACTTTGCGAAAAGCTCATCACGACGCTCGCGAATCTTATCCTGAACTGAAAAGATACCGGGAGTGAAAGACGGGGAAGTTGCAGAGCAAAGCATCAGACCATAGAATTCGAAAGCCTGAATGAACTTAACTACATTGGGATTGATTGGAAGTTTATTCTCCATCAAAGCCATAGAGATCTTATCAATCAATTTACCAAAGCTCTTCTTGGTAATAACTTCGTTATAGTAATGACCGTCAACTACGGAATCGACGTAGCCTTCAATCATCAATTTATTGACCAGGAAAGAACCAAGGGTGGTCTCAACATCTTCAGTGTTGATGTACTCACCAGCTTTCAAGAAAAGCTTTGCCTGAAGATTCCACTCAGGCTCCTTTACCTTGAAAGTTTTCTTTCCATTTTCATCGGTTTCAATCTTAGTAGTTTTGGAAATCTTGGATACGAGAAAAGGAACGGTCAAATCAGACCGCTTCAATTTCAAAAGTTCAGCTTTCAGAGCTGCACTTACAGTAGCCATACTTACACACCAACTTTCATTGGGTATTCTAGATTAAGGGGCTGTTAAATCTCGTAAAACCTTGACCCTCATCTATATATCATACTTGTAGAGAAAGGTGGTGCTTTACAAATGAATGTCTCCGATAAAGATGCATTAAACCAAATTCGTAACCTATTCACAGAACTTCGTGTATTCAGATCTAATAGGCACATATATGGTGGCTGCGTCCAACGAATTCCTGGCGCTTGGGGTGGTGATTGGAAAGCTGATTATAACACTAGGGTGATTATTTTAGTCAGCTGCAGCGAACTCAATGGTGGTTTCAAAATAATGGATGCCGTCACATTCATTAATGATTCTACATATCGTGCACATAGGCGTGTGCTTTCGAGCATGGTAACCGATGTGTTTATTGCGCATCTTCAAAGTATCGTCGCTGGGTCTAGAAGGAGATTTAATAAGGAGTTTGCTAGAAATCAGATAGTAGCAATGCGAACCGATTTTATCAATGGTGATGAAACCATATACAATTCATTTATGAATTACGTATTTCCATTAAAGATAGGACCTGAACACTGTTTTGATACTAAACATATCGTTGATAAAACTATTGAATTCTTTGACATTCCTACTGGAAATGATACCATAAACGTTAAATGGGTCAATACCACTACTCTTCCACCAGCTCCTAAACCTAAGCCCAAAAGTAACCCTAAAAGCAAGAAATTCGAACAGGTTAAGCCAGACACTCCAAAGGACTTATCGATGTATTATGTGCCACCAGAAGATTATTATAAAAGCAAGCGATATCATCACTACGCATCCAATGCATGGAAATATCTGTTCAAACCTAATCCATCATCGATCCATCCATATATCGAGTTCGTAGATCGTGAGGATAATGATATAATTTACACCGATATCGAAGTAACGGTTTATATTCTACAGGCTCCAACCTGCTGTAAATCTGCGATTGAAGCATACCGGAAATTCATACGACCAGAGTATCATAGTTTAATTGATGATGTGTCAAAAGACATTATTGATTCTTCTAGATTTAAGAAACTCAAGATTCCATTCAATTTCTTTAAGGTAACAGATGTTATCGTTATCTCAGATTATCGCTTGAATATCAAGTTCTCTCTCCGGGTGTGATTGAAGGGTACCGATCAATTTAGATCGGTACCCTAATTATATTTTCTTTTTTGCCGTAAAACCTCGTTACCGATTCATATATTATTTATATGAATAGAAGATGAAACTCCCGCATCTTCACAAAACTTAGAAAGAAAGAGGTTTTACGTATGACAAAGAAAACCGCTAAGATTACCAAGTACACCGAGATCCATCCCGCATTCTCTAAGATCGTCACTGAAGACATCAACCCGTTCATGACCGACGTGAACCGCTCCGACGTTTTCACCATGGCTATGGTGCTGTGCGATATCCAGATGCAGTTGAGTGCCCATGCCATGAACCGCGACAACGCGCCCTTCTCCGAGTACGACGTTGACGATTATGTCATCCGCACTCAGCTCATGCCCAGCCCCGAATGCATCCAGCTGACCCAGAAGATGGTCGATTGCGTTCTCAGCTGCGCGTCTGCTGAGTTGCAGAATAAGGTGGCATACATGTTCTACGTCGTCATCAGCGCCCATATCTAACTCTACATAAATAAAATTGGAGGCTTCTAAAATGTGTAATGTAAAAATTGATACCGCGATCGTTGAGGCTGCCTTCGCTCGCAGACTTAATATGATGGTGGAACGAATCAAGCAGCAGGGTGGCGTTCATGACGGCCATGGCGGTAAGGACTTCATGCCCGATTATATCATCATGCTGGCCAGTGGTGAAATCTGCCCTATTTTCAAAGGCACCGTGCAGTGCACCAACCCTCTCCACATTCAGCGCGATGGCGTGTGGCTATCCGCGGCTTCTGTTGCCGGCCCCAACGTTGACTGGCGTAACGTCAGTATGACTATCGATCAGGTTATTACCAACGCTCATCGCGAGTTCCAGGAGTCCATCGATAAGTATGGCACGTCTCCCATCGTTGGTTGGGCCCAGGTAAGATAACTCACGTATAAGACAGGTATCGGATTCGTTCCGATACCTGTCTTAATCATACGATGAATTGTGGTTTATTTTTTGCTTAGTCTTCGACGACGCACATAATGTCTTCCTGGTTGACGATAATCATCTCATTATCATCGACCTTGATAGGAGATCCGGCATACTTTGCAGTAATGACCCGATCACCAATCTTCAGACCAGCGCAGTCAGGACCAATTTCCAGAATCTCAGCGATGGTGGGGCGATCCTTGGAAGCTGAAGTCAGAATGATACCACCTTTAGTCACATCATCATTCTCAATCATCTTGATGAGAACTCTGCTACCCAGAGGCTTAATAGTCATGCTCATATAGATTACCCTCCTTATAGAAATGAGCTCTATCTAGATGTTAACTATGCAATTAAAAAGACTACTACCCGAAGGTAGTAGTCTTGAATTTGCCGGATTTTACGCACCTAATCCTTAGATCATCGCGTAAACGCGATAATAGTAGGAAATAGTCTTGCGCTCAGCAAGGGCCTCGTTATTGATGTTGACCACAGAGAACAGAGACACGTTCACATAGTCGACGCGGTCACCAATGGTAACCTTCTCACCAACGAACAGGCCGATGCTGTTGAAGCGGGCCATAGACAGCATACCCATAGCCTCGAAGTAGCTGCGGACGTCAGCGTCAGTCAGAACCAGCTTGAACTGGGCCAACGCCTCGACGCCGTTCTCGGACTCAGAGTCAGAGATATCAGCAGTGATCTCGGTACCGTCTTCGTTCTCAGCAGGGGCATCCTTCCACAGAGACATGATCTTGGGAGTGGTATCAAACTCCTTCAGATACCAGCAATTCAGAGCGGTACCATCGGGAGTGGAGACGGTAGTACGCATCATGTACTTATCGGCTTCAGTGCCAGTCAGCTCGTTGGCAGAAACCATCATAGGAACCAGTTCCATGATGTTATTCTGCTTCACGTCAGGATCATACACATTACCGAAGTCCATACCGGCGCCGCCGATACCACAACCAAACAGGGCGATGGGAGTGGAATGGATATGGTACTCATAACCGGGGTTCAGGTTCAGAATAGAGTTCAGAGTATTGGGACGGAAAGAAGCCTCGACACCGGTCAGGCGCTCCAGGGCAGCAATAGCACCACCCAGAACGACGGTATTCTCAGCAACCTTGGTAAATACAGGACGACCATAAGCATCCAGGCCGTCATCACGATACAGGACACCACGAGCCAACTTGGAGGTCTGGCCCTTCTTAGGCATCATCTTATCCATCGGGATCATCGCATCCCGAAGCATACGAGTTTCACTCATTTTACGTAAGCCTCCTTGATGAAGGAATTATATCTTTTACGATTATGATGGTGTTTTAGGGCTTTTATTCAGTATCTACTGGAAGTTTGGAGTAAAGCGATCCACCTTCAATTGTGAAGAGGTCACTTCCATCGGCAGCATACAGAGATGCAGCATCGGGATAGCTCTCACTAATCTTAATGAGACTATCTTTGAGGAAGATAGCATCATAGATTGCAGATTCACCGACGACGACTCTCTCGAATCCATCTTTCACTACTGAAAGATTGCTAATCATGGCATCACTGATCTCATAACGACCATTTTTAGCCATCATGATCAACTTGGTTAGAACTTTGATAAAGCTTTCGCCAGGTTTAACCGTGGTATCCCATTCCATTGCAGCATTGACATCTTTAGCCGCTAAATCGGTCTGAGTCTTTTCAATCAATGGAAGGATTTCACGCTGATACACATGAACCAATTCGCTATGGAGCCAATCGAAGAGATACTCAAAAGCAGAGCTTCCGTACATCTCGGAATGCTGATATGCATCATCGGTGAGTTTCTCAAAGATAGATGCAATTGTCTGGACCACATGCATTGCATGGTCTTTATCAACCAACGACAATCGTTCCAGGAAATACTGAACGATGAAAGTTGCCCAAGGCTGACCAGTATCACCAAGATAGAATTCTTCGCGATTGACCTTCCAGGGCAGATGTGTGACATTCTGCTCCCAAAGTTCAGAGATGAACTTGATGTAGTTCATGCCACGATCGGTAATCATATAAATGATTTGGAACTCGGTCAGATCAACCTTGGCAGACTTCAAGAAATTCAGAATCTTGAAGAGGTATTCTACGATTCTCTTGATATTGGAAGTATTGGCACTTTCCAGAAGCTCAAGATCGTCACAGAGTTTCATCAGTGTCTGGATGACATACTGCTCTTCGGTAAGAGTATCGATATCATCATTGATCAAACGAGCGTACAGCTGAGGATTGATATCCAGCAGCAAATCAGCGTATGTAGACGCAATCGTACCATTACGCTTTGTGAAGGTCTCATCCATCAGGTGAGTAGTCATGAGAATCTTACGCAGATTTGCGAAAGCCTCATAATCTACCTTGCTAACAGAGGTTCGAATACGATATGTAATGTACTCATCCAGTTCAACCATATTCTCATAAAGACGATCGATGTCATCAACGCTATCGATATTCATATTACCGATTAGCTCCATGACATGAGGGTCAAAGGTCAGAGCTGTACGAGCATCCAGAAGTCGGATCATCCAAGAAAGCATCTGCTCGTAAGAAGCGATGATAGCCTTGCGCAGAACTTTCAAATCCTCTTCATTGTAATCAACGCTCTTAACCACGAAGGTTTCGTATACCTGAGGTCCCATAGAAGGATCGGACAGAACGTTGAATTCGAAGTTATCATGAGTAACCAGAGTTGCATAGAGCTGCATCAGCTCATATTCCGTCAACTCGGGATTTTCCTGAAGTACAGTGATGGTATCCCGTAGATACTGCTTAACGGCATCTACTGTATTCTCAGTAGGCCAGTAGTCATGCAGAAATATGGGAGGAGGCGCATAGCCCCACTCTCCATACGGGAAATCATTACCCAAATAGTTAAATGCACCATCTGTGATGTGGTCAATCATCCAGAAGAGTGTATCGTCAACAGCCAAGATTGGGTTAGCCTGAGCATATTCAGTACACACTCTCTTGAAATTTAGCACGAAATCATTCATGCTATCAACGCCCATCTTCATCAGACGGTTATATTCTTTGAAGTTGAATCCATAGACTGCAGCGACAGATGCTGGATCTGCGGGAATCTCACCAGTATATCCAGCATTCTTACAAAGCAGCGCAATCGCATAGATGACCATATCGAAGATCGGGTAATCCTCTCCAGTCATCATATAGTAGGTAGTCAACTTACTTAGTTCATTTCGATTATCCTGAAGCATTCTCAGGAAATAGCAAGTCTCAAACATGAGCTTGCTTAGATCGAACATGATCTGCACACCCATATACTTGGAGTTGAAGTAATTCCAATCACTCTCAAAGAGCTTCTTTTTCAGGTCTTCATCTTCAACCCAATATGGATCAACAGTTGTCAGTTTATCATACTCAACGGCGTTGTCGGGATTGGTAAGCTCAACGAACTTATCTTCCTTCCAAGCAACCTTAGCAAAACGGATATTCCACATATCTTCAGCACTCAATGGCTTACCGTCAGCATCTCTGAAGATGGGGTTACCGTCTTCGTCAGTCTTACGCTCTTTAACCAGATAATACTCGAAAGCATCCATCCGGCCAAAGTCGAAAAGCTCAAAAAGATCATAGAATACCTGGGTAGAACCCTTGTAACTAATCAACTCATTCAAGCGCTTGACGATTTTGCTATGATACTTCAAAGGAATGGAAGAGTAGAACGGCATACCATATGCATCATAAAGCAGTTTCAAAGACTCGAGATCATAAAAATCTCGGGTAATATCTGCTTCCAGATACTTAGCATAAAGCCGCTGCTGAGTAATGAAAAGAATGCACAAACCGAGGAAACCCTCATACAAATGAGACTTATTTCGGTACGCATCCGTGTAATAGACTCGTAGCACCATACGACGAGCCTGTTCATACATATCAATGAAGTCATTGCGGAGATATGTATAAGTGGACTGCTGAATATACAGCAGCTCGTAAGGTTCAGCCTGTCTGGAAATGTATGGATAGATACGATACTTGCCGAGATGCTTCAGGTAAAGATCATCTTTGTGAGTATCCTGTGCTAGCAACTCATCAAAGAAACCTCTATTCTCCAATTTCAATCTTTCCGTATAAGGAAGAAGATGAACTGGAGTTTCCATATCAATGTCGGCGTATCGATCATTATAGACAAAATCACTCTCTGGAGTATTCAGTGGAGGCAAACCATATAGCATACGATAGTATGCGTTAGGCTCAGCTCCTTTATTCTCCCAATTATCGATAACGAAAGCTGCTTCGGCAGCGACAATGGCGTCTCTCATCTCTTCAGGAATCATCTTCTTATCCAAAAGAACGATGGCTAATTCATCGGAATTGGGAAAGAATGCCTGAAGCACTTGCTCATGGAATTGAAGAACCGATGTAAATCGAAGTTCCCCATTTCGAGCCGCAACATAAGTTTCCACATCAATACGGATATTATCAGGCTCGTTAGTATTTGCATAGAATGGATCTTTCCAAATCAAATGAAGAGAAAGCGCCATCAATTCATTCAGAAACGCCTTAGCAGAGACATCGGGATTTGCCATAGAATATGTCACCCTTTCTGAACGTTGTGACGTTATGGAGGTGTTTTAGGGCCCTAGATTTACGGAATCGACGAATTTGGAAATTTCATCACAATCAAGCAAGATAAACTTGTGAGAGGAGAATAGCCATTATGTTTCAATACAAACCCTTTTATGGGACATTAATGAATGCAAGATACGCAGCCTGGTTCAATAGCGATGTCTTGATTAAAATGGATAATGGCGATATCTACCGTATTTTGATGGCACCACAAGGATTCCGTAATGTGAACATTATTTCACCGGAAGAGCTTCAATCTACTCAATTTCATGCGATCCGTACACATCACATGTACTCTGAAAATGATACAGTTGTTATGACCTATTTCTATGAAGACAGCGGCGCGATCGCATTTCAGGTAGACGATAAAGATTTCACGCGAGTATCCGTATTTTAACACCATCTATCCAAATATCATTAACATGATGATACATAAATGAAAGAGAAAGACCCTTGCTGCATATTTACTAGAGATATCTGTATCATCGGGCTATACACGTAAAGATAAAGATCCTATAGCTTGCAGCACGCTGGGACCCGAGACACAAAAGAGCAGTACAAAAGAAAATTGTGTCTTGCGCGCAATCTCCAACGGGATGGAACTACGAATCTTTATCTTTACGTGTAATAGACATTCCGCGGCCGAAAGGCCGCACTCACCTATCTTTTTTGTATGAAATGGCTCTATATGGGCTAAAACATCTTTGTAACGCATTAACGCTGGGGCTTAAAGGAAAGGATGTGACATATTTATGTCATATATCGCTGGTTACAGCGGGCTTTACAGACAGCCTTATGCTAATACGGGCACATACGGAGATACTATCTTCGCAATCACTGATGAACGGCATCAGGAACTCAATCTCATCATCCTAACTCCGGGATGTTACAAAGATGCGTTTAGAATCGCATCTTCAATCACGTATCAGCGTGTGAATATTTTCGTTCCTTCTATGGACGTTCTTTTTATCTCGGATATCTTCCGTTTGGTTATGGATCTTCATAAGATCAAAAAGACTGTACGATGGCATTATCCCGAGAAAATTACCACAACTCCAGCCAATGTGTTATTCGAGATGGATCAGATGACTGGCAATTACTTCGTAAGTAACGCCATTCCTAATCTGACGATCGAATTTAAGCTGAGTGATAAGCGGGACCCGAATCACCGCTATTACGACATCTATGTCTGTGATGATGACAGTTATATCGCATTTTGCATGTATATGGATGCGGAGAAGCTGACACATATGATGACATCCGCAGACAACTACGACCAGATTCATATTTCATATAACTGCGTTTTCTATGGTGGACTAACCTGTCGAGAATGTGCATCTCTTAATCCGAGATGGACGAATCGGCTGGTTCCTAACAACTTCAATTGTCGGGAAGAATTCGCAGAAGCGTATGAAAGCCAGAAGTATGGTTTACCAAAACGATTTATTTTCTGATCAAAAGCTAGGAAGCGTAATGCTTCCTAGCTTTTATTTATATAGAAATATGAACCCACGTTATAGTATATGAAATATTGGCCTGATACGCCCACGTTCGGGAGCTACTTGACGCACCCGATAATCGGGATGGATCGATATGGAGCATCAATCTTACCTTTGATGCATCCGATGGCATTAATAGAAATGATGCAAATGACGTAGTTATAACGCCATCATTAGTTAACGCTGGAGAATTTACTATAGAGTTAATGATGACACCACTATTATCTATGTATACATAGCAATTTGCATAATTATAGTTAGACGAGTCATCGGCGTTCAATGTAAATGAAACTGGATTTACATCGATTTTGCATGCAAGTGATGTTAATGGCATCTCTGTAAAAATATGAATATCATCATCCCGCGTTTCTGCATTGCTGCCGCCAGATTTATGAATATAAAATGCTGTCGTTTGATTACCCAGCCCTGTGTACGAAACTGAATTTTTCTGTATTGTATTTGCACTACTTGGTATAGATGGAATATACGACATTAACGCATTGCCCATAATTTATCTTCCCTCGGGCACATACCTACGCGCCCGAGGGCGCTTTTGTCGGCGAACCAACTACATTCGAACTTTCTTATGAGAATGCAAAAGATAGATGAAGGAACATCTCCTTCATCTATCTTCACTCAGCTTTTCACGTAGCAATTTCTGAGAACTCAAAAATCTCATCATTAGAAACATTCTCTGCAGGCCAGCAAGTTCTTCAGTAGTTCTCGTGTCCTGGGACATAATCTCATATGCATTCATTACTATCAACTCCTTTCAAGAGTTAAATAATAGTCGCGTAGAACTCGGTAAACCACGACACCAATTTAACTTAAATTTCTACGAGGACCATTAGCAAAGCGAGGTGTGATAGATGGTACTCTTTAGAGATAAAAAGGTTACGTCTCCTCGAGTAGAACGTAATCGTCAAACCCTTAATATCACAATTGAAGAGGGACCCGAGCGTCCCAAATTTATGGATCGTACTGCGAGAGAACGCCGCAAGTTCATCGCTAAGGTTGAAAAGATCGTGCGTTCCTCCGATGAATATAAGGAATATATCAAGTACCTGAAGACTCATTTTGATATGAGTCATTGTGAAGTCTTTCCCAATATCATCAATGGCAATGGTAAGAAATATTCTATCGAGATTCACCATGAACCGTTCCAGCTCTCTTGGATCACCGACACCGTGATTCGAAAGCGCCAGGATCTTGGCGAAGATCTGAATCCTTTCCTCATTGCCGATGAGATTATGGAACTTCACTATCGTGGGTGGATTGGACTGATCCCTCTCTCCGTTACCGCTCATGAGCTGGTGCATTCCGATCGCATTGCGATCCCTCTCCAGTATATCTATCAGCGCTATGACAAGTTTGCCAACGAGTATGACATGTGGATCAGTGAATATGTTAAGGACATCATTAGACTGAAGGTTGAGCTCTCTATGAAGTGTAATAAGATTCAGTCTGATATCATTGGCGATCCCATGGTTACATATGTTGAAGTTGAAGGCTTTGACTACCCTTCCGTGCCTGAGGATTGGAAAAATGCTCTGGCCCGCCAGCGTCAGCTCGAAACTGGTGAACTTGAGAATGATAAAGGTGAAATTCCCGCAGTAGGCGGAATTAATCCTTAACTTATAAGAAAGGACAGACTGAAATGGCTGGAATTTTTGAAACCATGCATAATACCGTTCGAAATATCGAACGTGGCTGTATTGAACCTGGTACCGACCTCAATACTATTGAGAAAACTGGTCTTTACATTGCAAAAGAATCCGATGCGCCATCTCCGGTTGCCGAATACGCATCTGTGGAAGCAATCAATGATGCGCTGAAGAAGCGTAAGGAACATGGCCAGAGTAACGACGATATCAATGACACATTCCACACATTTGGCGAGCTTTATCATCATCGCGCCATTCTCTTCGCCACCATCGTCAATAATCCTATTCTGAAGGATCTGGCATGGAAGAGTAAGCAACATGATGATCCTGAGAATCCCATGTATGATGGGATGTTCATCGTCGGTATCAACACACCCGAAGGCCAGGCAACCTATCATTATGATATCGAACCCTATTGGGATATGTTTGACGTCCAGGAGCTCGAAAGAGCACCCAAATACGATGGACATACTCCGGATGATGCAATCAAGAGAATTGCATCTCTGTGGAAGCTCTATGTAAGATGACAAAAAAAGAAGCTCTCTACCGAAAGGTAGAGAGCTTTTAAATTCAGGATTTGCGAAGATGGAAGAATTTTTTTGCACGATCGAATGCAGCCATACCAGCGGTGGCACCATCAGCGATCGCAGTTGCAACCTGGCGCAAAGACTTATAGCGGCAATCACCAGCTACATAGATACCGTCAATCTTGGTACATGTATCATCAGATACGGCAAAGTATCCATCATCGGTTGTCGCAATCATTTCACGGAAGATTTCAGTATTGGGAACTTGACCAACCGCGACGAATACTCCATCAACTGTAATGGTGCCATCATTACGACCGGGATTGACCTTGATCCCGTTATTATTCTGAAGAACTATGCTCAGGCGACTTTCATCGGGTACGATATTAAAAACGTTATATCCCATATGCTTAGTGATATTGGGATAATTATCCAATTGATCAACCTGAACCTTATCAGCTCTAAACGTATCTCTACGATGAATCAGATGGACTGTCTTACACTGTTGAGCCAATAGGATTGCATCATGAATGGCAGTATTACCACCGCCGATCACAGCAACCTCTTTGTCAGTATACAGTGCACCATCACAAATTGCACAGTACGAGATGCCGTTACCAACATACTTCGTTTCAGCAGGTAATCCAAGAGACTTGTGATGAGTGCCAGTTGCGATAATTACGGTACTTGCAGTGTAAACATTGAGATCGGTAACGACGGTGAACTGCCTAATGCTTACCATATCCAGGAAGTACTCAGGAATCACCTTGAAGACCTCCTCATATACGATATTGGCGCCAGTATTTAGAACCTGAACTTCCATACGGTTTATCAGGTCGACACCGGAAATTTCTGCAAAGCCGGGATAATTTTCAACCTTGGTGGAATTGACGATATTACCACCAACGCATTCTTTCTCAATAATAAGCACGTTACAACCAGCTCTTGCAGCATACAATGCGGCAGACAATCCAGCAGGACCTCCACCAATTACGATTGTATCATACATCATGAGATTCATACCTCCATAAAATGAAAATAAAAGGTAGTACTGGTAAGTTCCAGTACTACCTTAAATTTACTCGTTACCTACCGGTAGAGCCCATACCGCCGACGCGGACATCCGTCACCTGGTCGTCATATGTGATACCATAAGGGATAAAGATGCCCTGCGCGAAGGATTCACCGGCTGCCAGATACAAGGCCTTACCTTCCTTGGAATCGTTGGTAATCTTCAGGAAGATATGTCCCTCGTTCTTGGCGCCATAGTAATCACTATCAACGACGCCCATGGTATTATCCAGCTGGACACGATACTTGGTACCAAGGCCGCTGCGAGGGAGGCAGCCAAGCCACCAACCAGGATCGATATCCACACGGATACCGGTGGGGATCTTTGCGGATTCACCAGGATTGAGATGGAGTTCATAGGGGGTCATGAAGTCATGACCAGCACTGCCGCCAGTTTTGCGGATAGGCAGCTTCAGCTGGTCATAGCACTCGCGGATGAAACCGGTATCATAAACTCCGATATCGTTCATCGCTTCCGCGAACTGCTCAAAGGAAACGAACTCAAATCTCGCCACTCTTTCAGGTACATTCGACATAGTTAACTAATCCTTTCTGCATATTGATTTTCAGATACGAGAGTAATTCCCAGCACCTCATCGTATCGTGATTTACTATCAGGAACGAATCGCCCAAACTTAATAACGATATTAGGAAACTCAGAAAGTTTCTCAGCATCTCGCGCGATTTCATGCTTGTAATAGCCGGTGTAAATGACGACGTCATCATCACATCCATATTCTCGCAATTCCTTAATGAAATCATATACTTCATGGAACTGCTCGAACGGCTCCAAACCACCAAACACGATTGCATGAGTGATATCATTATCGATGTATCGAGCAATCAGATCCTTGTTTTCCATGTGGATGGCGTTGCAGGAACGCCATCCATCATTTTGACATACGGAAAGAGGAATACCCGCTTCGGTACAGCACTTACCGCCACAAGAGATCGTGCCAATAAACATAGCAGCCTTCTTGTAATTGGTAAAGTCCTCTTCTACGAGCATTTTGATTCTCATTCCTTCAACGCCTCCGCGTAATTGAACCACTGCCGTGCACTGAACTCACGGAAACGATCCTTGGAGTATGCACGAGAGGGAACCAGGTAACCCACAATTCTCTGATAGGTATCAAAGACAGGTTCACCGCAGACGGGGCAACGATCAGTACCAACGAATCCATGATGGTTCTTGCACTCGTTGATACGGGTATTGAATGCGAAATAGATAACGCCGCTCTGGGCAATCTTATTCAGCATATCCCACGCCATATCCTCATTGGGGAAGTTACTCTCCAGATTGATATGAGCGATGGAACCGCCAGAACACTTCTCATCGAGGATAGCGCACAGGCGCAGCTTCTCATTGATAGTGCACTTCGCAGTCAGAGGAATCCACTGATTGGAGTAGATGAACTTATCGTTCAGTCCATACAGCTTGTTATCCTTCTGGCACAGGATGCATGCCGCGCGCTCGGCAGGAACGCTCTCAATATTGAAGCTGTAGTCGGCAGGGAAGTTGTCCTTCACTTCATTCAGGATAGCAAAAATCTCAGAAGCGAAATCTACACCCTGATCGGTATAGGAGATGTAGCCGAATTCATCGGTTTTGGTCAGGCCGAAATACTCGATGACTTCATACAGGCCCAGAATGCCCATGGTGCAATACTGCTTATCCATTTCAACGCCACCATCAATGTAGTTGGGAAGCAGACCCTTCTCAACGTTACGCTTGATAATATGACGGACGATGTCCAGAGTCTTGCAGCACAGTTCCGCACGCTCTCTAAGGAGCATCAGGAACTTAGCAGGACGACGTTCGGACTCAATGGCGACACGCATCAGGTTGATGGTGTTAACCTTGACGGAACCGATAGACAGAGCGGTACCGCCGATAGAGTTGATAAAGGCATTCAGCTTAGAAGTGTCGGACAGCAAACGGCAGCAGTTGGACAGAGTATTGACATCACCGCTGATGAAGAAGTTGCTGTCATTCCACTGAACGTTATGATCGGAACACCAACGTGCAAACTCCTCATCGATGAAGTGACCATCACGATACAGCAGGGAATACGTGAGCACCGGGAACGTAAACATATTGACACTGCGGATTTCGGAGACGACTTCCATGAAGATCTTCTGATGTTCAATGATCTCCTCAACGTTATCGATTACGAAAGATCCATCAGGATACTGGACGCCGCCGAACAGTGCCTCGATATAGTTCCGGTCGAAAATGCTGACGTTGACAAAAGCAGTCTGATCGATACGCATAAAGGGCTGATTCAGGCGATAGATAAACTTCTGGAAATTCTGACGGATGTAATACTCAGGGTCCTTGATGATATGACCGCTGGCACAATCCTTCTTCCAGAAGTAATAGGTCCAAATCAGAATATTGGGAATGCCGACAGCGCCAGAGCTGCGATTGCACATGTAACTGATGTACTCGATGACATCATCCATGAACGTGGTAAGGTGAGCAGGAGGCTCGTTGTTATAGTTCTTCAGGAAGAAGAGGCCCTCGGTTGCCAGGCGGGTCAGATCATATGCGTAGCAATACGGCAGGAAAGTACTGGTGGATGCATCATGCAGGTAGAAGCCGCCGTTATATTCGGTCTCCAACCACATACGGGCAGTATTCAGACCATACTTCTTCTTCATTTCATAGAAGATCTTATTGAAAGCGAAGAGCTTATCGTGAGGCTTACCCTTCTCATTCAGCAGAGAACGGACGTCCTTATTGGACGCATTAGCATTGGCATCGATAGTGATATCGGCCACCTTGGTATCGACAAAACCGTCGATAAAATCGGAGAAGTTCAGCTGGGACTCATGGAAACCATTCAGCAGCTCGAAGTCCTCACCATACTTGGACATGAGCATCTCCATGCTGGTCTCGAAATCCCTGGTCATTTTAATAGGAATATTCATTACACTAACTCTCCTCTTCTTAATTATTGATGATTGATCCAGCTGTTAGCCTGGACAAAGGTCATCAGATCTCCGTTATCTACGCGGAGCATCGGGACCTGAGAAATGCCGAGGCTTTGCATCTCCTCGACATTATTAACTTCATTGAATTCAAGGCCTTTTGCCTTGAGCTTCGTCTTTAAGACGTTACATTTGGGACAACCCGTAGAATACAAAGTGATCATAATTTGCCTCCTTAAGATTAAAAAATCGTTAGTCGAAAAATTGAAGTTGACTTTTCGAAAGTCACCGATAAAAATCGTGGTAAGAAATAACTCAAAATGTTTGAAAATTTAGATAGAATTTCGCTAATATTTTACATCTTTAACTACCAAAAGTTAATCGGCAGTACGTGTTCCAAATACAGCTACTCCTACCTTGATCTAAAACTCCCATACCGAAATGGTATGGGAGTTTTAACTATATTAATCCTTCTCTTTGAAGGTCCACCAGACGTATGTAGGTTTAGGTTCATTAAATAGACGATAACGAATTTCATCATCGACGCGGATAGCCACATAACTCAATAAAAACCACGCCAATGTAAAGGGCAGACAGACCTGCCCCATGATGTTTAGAGGCATATTGCTGTAATCCCAGACATCCAAGCCAAGCCACACGTTAACGATAATGCCAGTAATAAATTCAATACACGTAATAGCGATGGCTCCGATAATCATTTGCAGTAGTAGTCCGCATTGTCGTGGGAAGATACCCTCATTGAGAATACCAATGATGATCAGACAAAGACCACCCACGATGAACATGGACCAGTGACTGTAACCTCTGTAAAGCAACTCGATACACACATAAGTTGCTCCACCAATGAGAAAAATCACAAGATACTCCAGCATCTTGTAAAGGGCAAAGCGAAGCTTGGAAAGTTCGCAATCTTTACAATGGCACTCACGATGGTGCTGGAGCTGTTTTGCGGTGATATTAATCATGTGAGGATTTCCCTCCTTTCTATAAGTTACTTGAGCGTTGACATTTTCTATCGAGACAAATAGATAACCCTGGCGTCGATTGACCGAGTTTAAGTACCTTCACCCTCAATGAAGTGGAACGAATGATGAATCAATCGGCATTCTATAGGCGTGCATGATGCACCCAAATTGAGGAGGAATCATTATGAGTATTCAGGACATCATTTTCAAGTATCAGCGCAGTGAGGCTACTCTGGAGGAGACCAATGCGGCTCTGAAGGAAGCTGGCGCTAACTTCTCTCTTGATCCTAACCGTACCAAGCTGACTCCGGAGCAGATTGCTGCGACCACTGTCGGCGAGACTCCCGCTGAAGCAAACGGCTTTGGTTTCCTGGATTCTGGTACCGGCCCTCTGGATCCCATTGAAATCGTGAACGGCAAGACCAAGTATCCTATCAATTCCGTTGATGAGGAAGGTATCTGCCATTCCATGGAATTCGTCCTGATCGGCGGCAAGCGTTATCGCGTAATCGTCGATACTCTGGTCGACATCGTCGAGGAGTAATCCTCTTCATAATAAAGCTACTGGCTTTTTGCCAGTAGCTTTTTGACCATTTTTAATCCCTCCTACATAGAAAGTAAAAGTAATACGGTTACAACCTTTACAAAACTTTGATTGAAAGGAGGGCCACAGATTATGGGTCAGCCTATGGATAATACCAATCCTAAATATCAAATGCTGAAGGAGATCTTTCCTGAAAAAGTAAAGCAGATCAACTTCGCTACGATCGATATGGATGTTACCATGTTAAGCGTAGCAGATATTTTACGCAACGTTGATCGGACATTCCCGAAAAATACGTCTGCTCGCAATGCAATCGCCAATGGAACTATGGCAGTCGCTGTCATGTGCAAAACCGATCTGCTGAAGCCAATTGCTGGTCTGATCATTGTTATCTGTGCCGACGGCGCAGATATTCAGATTAAATCTAAAGACTACATCGTGATGGGCGTTTCTGAATCCACGATCAATTCCGCCGATCACATCCGGGATATGCTCGATAAGCTCACCACTTATCTGATCAAGAACTACGGTACTGTGATTTCCAGTTTCGAGAAGTTCTATACCCTGTATATCTATGACGCATACGAAATGGAGGCAGACTAAGCATGTCGATCACTACCGAAGTTCAGCTCTTTTCTTTATTTGCCAAAACCCCGGCAATGGTAGATAAAGTTCCCGGACATATTCGAACCCATTGTATGAATCTGAATCCCGAGCAGATTTGCTGCACTACAAATCAAGGCTTGAATCAGATTCTTTCTATTTTGAAGGGTGTAAACCCTCGAGCCATTACTATTGATCTCAACCACACTGATCGTGGAGTGAGTGAGTATTTTGGCGATTTCATTCAGATCATTGGTGCTGTTTGCATTCATGACTCTAAGAATGTATTGATGTTAGAGCTCACTCATGATGTGCCCATCGTCGATGGCTATGTGAAAGGCACTCTGACCTATCCTCAGGGACATATCCGATATGATCGAGACGTGTCTAAGATGATGGCGGAACCCAATAAAATTGCACTGAATGCATTATTTAAGAAGGTTCGTCAGGATGCTTTCCGCGAAGTCACCGAGGAGATCTTCATTGGTGTGCCCTCACTGAACCATGAATTCAGTACTCTGATGAAGCAGAAAATCGTGGAGCCAATCGATGCAACTTTGTATCCCATCTATATTAATCGTCCCGGTTCAACTGATCGCCACGTTTGCATCCTTTTTGACGTCGATCTGTCTGGAACCACATTTGATGGGAATCTGGAACTGATCGAAAGTAATGAGCCCACAAAGCATACGGTTAAAGTAATGAACTACAAGGACATGATTGATTTGTATCGCGTCGATACTATCTGTCCTTGGGTCGCTAAGAGCTTCTCCATGCTTCCATTCTACCAAACGACCTTTATCGAAGATTACCTGGTGGAATCCAGACGCAAATCTGCCTTTTAAGATTACAAAAAAAGAGACTACCTCACGTGAGGTAGTCTCTGTTTCACCCCCTCAGATCAGAATCTGGAGGAGCGGAATGATGATGTTTTGGTAGTTATACGAGATATCGATGTCTTCTTCCATGTACTCAGGCACTGCATCCATGTAAGTAAACCCATCGTCCGTAACGACCTTGAATGTTGCTTCTCTGGTAAACTCCCGATAATATTCGATATCGAGCATGCGTTCTTTGTAAAATGTGCAGAAATCCCGGACCCATTGATATACAGTTGGACGATGCATGTTACATCCTTCTGCAATTTCAACGAATTCTTCCAGAAAAGAAATCATACCAGGTTTCAATTTCTGTAAGGCATTCTCAGTATCTTTATCTTCTTGCACGAAGTTTTTGATATCAATCTGCCCATCTGCCCCAAAATAGAATTCCAACTTAGGGCCAATCTGCAGCGCTGCATGATACTGATTCTTTGGAACGAAATTGATGAATTCACCAATCTTTGTAACATTGATCGGCTTATTTACCACAAAGACTGCATCACGTCGAATTGCCAAAATATCGACATCGCGGTCAAGTTCATTCGCGGCGATAAACATTTCCACAGCTTCATTGAATCCGGATTCCAGCTGCTTTGCAAATTCTTTATTATTTCGCTGGAGTAGACCAACTTGGACATTACGCTGAGACTTCGGAAGACCATCAACATACGCTATAGTTTCAGGGTCGAGCAATTTGAAATGCTTCATGATAGAGGTATTGCCGCTCTTGATATCATACTCCGTAATAAGAGAATTTACCAAAAAGGGCAATCCATCATTGATGATCATCATGATTCAACACCTCGGGTGAATGTTACCGCAGTTGGATGTAAGATCAAAATATGAGGATCGATATTGACATCGTCATCGACCAGCACATTCGGATTCTCAGCGACAATGCTGCTGATATTCACACCCATAATATAGAGCTCATCCATATGCCGATGATCCATTGCCTTGGATCGAAGATACAGCTTGTGAATGAATACACAATGCTTTCGAATTTCCGGAGAAACATAGCGCTCGTACGCTTCACCGATTTTGAAATCGACAAATCTGGGATGCTTCATACTGGCATGAATAGAACCAGTCGCGCATTTTGCAATTTCACGCATCTCATGCTCGGTGACGGGGAAAGCCATGCCGACATAATTGGGATAAAAGCGCCCTTTTGTCATGTCGCTGAGTCTCGTCAGGATGGTTTTAACAGATGCAATCTCACCATCCTGAAAGAAGTCGAAGAATGTTTTTACATCACCATCGATGGCATTATAACCGAAATGGTTGGATGTTGTATGGCGCATCTCGTGAGAATGTTCAGAATAGATATCCCGGAGATACTCTACGTATTTCACTGGCGTGAGGGCCGTCATCGACCCCAGATTCTTAACACCATGAACTGTGCAGCCACCATTTTCATGCGGTGCCCCTATGATGATACTCGTCATGGTAAAACCCACCTTTCTAAAGAAATATATGTCTATTTTGACCCGGAAACCATTGGGCTAAAAATTACCCAATTTCGTTTCCGGGTCATTATTTGCTAATTACTCGTCCATTCCACAGAGCTCAATATCGTCCTTAATATCCAGAGACTTCTTGATACGCTTAGCGGATTTACGAAGGGTCTTGAAATGCTCTCGATCAAACTTACGCTTGAGGATTTCGCGGACATCATCCTTCTCCATTTTATGGGTCAGAATGGTTGCAACCTCGGTACCGTAATCATCGTTGATCTTCTCGACCAGATACTTGTGATACGCATAGAAGATCGGATTCCGCAAAACCACAAAGACGTTACAGTCTTCCTGATAGCGGTCATAGCTCTTCAGAATACACAGTACCAGATGGAAGATCGAAATGTTGAGCGCCTCGTCGTTGAGCCACATGTTAACATACTTACCGAGGGAGCGCTTTTTGATCTTGGCCTCCTCGGAATCAGGATCCGTCGCGATCTTGATCAAGGTAGGAGTCGGATGAATCGCCTCGGCATCGATTCGATTACCGTACTCACGCATTCCGCCATTATGTCTGGCGAGCGCATCTGCAATTACAAACTCCTTATGCTTGACATACTTCTCGATTTTCTTCTTGAATGTCTTCTCAGGCATCAGGATAATCATCAGTACGTCTCCTTTCCGATTTAATAGTGATGGTGCACATGATCTTATGTGCAGGCTTAAGCTCCTGGCTTTGGCCCATAATGATATCGATATTGGAGATCAGATTGAAATCACTGGCAATGTCATTCATGATATCATCCATGCGAGTGGTATTACTCTTAATCTCCAATGCGACACGATTGCCAAACTGATTCAGATAGCAAATCTGCAGACCATGGTGACGCTCAAAAGAATCATAGTAGATCTGGGACGAAATGGCATCCCGCACGAGCCATGCCATAGGAAGCTCGATAAAGTTTTCTTTGCATCTTTTACGGCAGAATCCATACCAAGATTTGCAGTTTCGCAGTTCGTTATCAAACGTCGCGAACGCAACCGTCATAAGACTTGCAGGATACATCTTGGTCCAGTCGGGATATACGGCATTTCCACCCTCGATCATCGCCTGATACAAGATTTCAGCTAGAGTCTGATTCGAATTCTTGGGATATCCGTAATATGCCTGAAGCTTTTCTACCGTTGTGATATAATCGAACTTCATTCGGCTGAAGTCGTCCATAACTCCAACCTTTGTAAGTTCATCGATCATTCGATTATACATATAACGCCAGACCGACTCGATATCATCATAGCCAAGTTTCGCGTTACCCTGCTCCTGAAGATGGAGGTAGAATCCATTTTCGGAGATCGTGGTATTAAAGATTTGGAATTCGCGGTTGGGATCAATGCGCTTGTCCGGTCGCATTAAGGATGTCTTGGATATCTTCGTATCTGAGGCATCCGGCATCATCATTTCCAGTGTCTTCAAAGGGTTCAGGCTTTGCTTCACCGATTCCATGATAGATATGACCTCCTTTCAAGATGGAATTATTATAGAGCGAGTTATTGAATTGACTAAAGTCGGGCAGATCGAATCCGGTCATTTCCTGATACAGCTTGCTCTCCAAACGATCTGTCAAACGACGATAAATGTCGATGAAAGAGAAGTTCGTCTGACAATGATGACAAACGAAATGCGTATAAAGGGAATTATACCCGAGCTCCTTGCCGCACACAGGGCATCTCATGGCCTCTTCATTACCCAGTCTCGGAATGAGATATCCGATATCAAGCACGACCAAGTCACCATTTTTACGAATGCCCCAGTTACAGAAGTTCTTCTCAGCATATCCAATATCAGTGAAGATATAGGAACGAGCAAGCTGCTCACAGATCGCCAAGATGCTATCACGGTTTGCACGGAAATCCTCTTTGCTCATCAGCTCGACATTCTCCGCTACCAGGATTACGCCATTGCTTTCATAAACATGAGGACTTACCCACTCTAATTCGGGGGATCTTTTCAACTCAGTGATGTTATCGACAATGCCGCGGCGATCCAGAGCGATCTTATGGCAGTATCCATCGGGGCCCAACAGGCCCAAACGATTGGTACCAGGACCAAGCTCCATAAAATCATCACCAACGATCTCCTTGATAATATTGACCTTTTCGTTATTATCATCAATATCAATCATCAGTGCATGGGCAAATAGCTTCTTGATAACATCGGGGGAATACATCCGCAAGATATGACTCTTACGGCTCAAATCGAAATTCTCGTCATCATCGTCATGTTGACGAGACTGCTGGGGTGTCACCGTTTCAAAACTAAGGGGTGTGGGACGCTCGAAGAGATCTTCACCCAGAAACTCTCTCAGATCACGGCTCATTAATAATCCCTCCTACGTCTCATATCTTCAAAGCGAACGGTTCCACCATTCAGCATGATCTTATTATTCAGCAAGACCTCCTGCAGTCTCTGGTCATTGCGAATTGCCTGAGATTGCATATTCTGGACCTTACGCTGTTTCTTCTTGAGCTTTTTACGCTCCTTCTTGGTCAAACCTGTATCAGCGCCAATCGATGTCAAACCGGCACGAACCGCCTTGATATTCTTCTTGCTCATACCACGGTCGGTCATCGTACCTATAACATCGATACCGGTATACTTCTGCAGATGCTCCAGAATCTCATAACGAAGCTCGGCATCACGGTTATGAATCTTAGCACCATCGAAGCTAAGCTTTGCTCGCTGAGTTGCATCCTGCGCTTCGGCAATCTTGCCTTCATGCCAGTACTCACGGTCTTTCATAGCCTTCATCTGGCCAGTGATACTGCTTTCGCTCTTATCAGCATCGGAGAACTCCGTATCATACACTCCGCGATGCACGTTGGCATAATAGTTATCGATGAAGTCCATGTTACTGGTAATACCGTTAACGGATGTACCACTATTGAGGATCTCCAATCGACGCTGACGGCGATAGCGCTCAGTATTGCGCTCGAGCACTTTCATATCTTTCTTGCTAGGCTTACGATTCAGAGACCATTCAATATCAGGCTCTACATCATAAACCTTTTCATCTTCGATTCTGTCACAAATCTCTTTCAGATAAGTGAAACACTGAGTTGTATCTACACCATACGGTGCAAAGGACGGAATAATGCCACTCTTAAAGAGTTTACGAATCTTTCCCTTGCGAAGAATCGGACGATGATTGATAGGCAGAGGAGGATCCTTGAGAATTCCTGCCTCATACATTTCATCTACCATTTCCAGAGATCCATACTTAGCGACCAGATAATCTACATAGTCATCGTACAGAGCACACATCTCCAGATAACGGTCAATACGCTTAATCGTACCACGAATTCTCTGAATATTCTTTCGAGTAAATCGCGGATCTACAAGTACTGCTTCCTGTCCAAGATCCTCTAAATCTAATTTGAAGTAGAGATCACCAAAATCATTGGTTAAGGGATTGAATAACATGGACGGAAAAGCGTCGTCAGGCGCTTGAGCTGCTTGCTCAAGTTTCATCATATAAGCGTCCAACTATCTAACCTGCCTTCCGTTAAAAGAATTTTCACTCACCTTGGCTATCGGTGAATGTTTGCACTTCGTCGCTGTGGCGGTGAGCTAAATTTTCACCTCCTAAGTAAGCATTTTGCGACGTAAATCATCGTTCGCCACTTAATTATGATATATTTTTACAGAATGACATGGATAAAGTGACACTATGACACTATGACTCCCACTTTACTATTGAGAGAAAATTGATAGATATGTATATCTAAAAATTCGGTTTATTAGTTTTCTCATCAAAGTTGCTGTCATAGTGTCATAGTGTCACTTCTGAATTTCCAGATATTGGGGCCATATAACATTTCTATGAAACTGAAGGAGGTGAATCGATCAACTTTTATTGCGAACCGGCCACAGAGAAAGATACAAAGGAGGCATTTATCAATGGAAATGAGTTTATGGCCCTACGTACCTGGCGCAATCGTAGAATACAAAGCACCTTTCAATAAAGATGTCTGCATGCGCTATGGTATCTTACCGTCCCACATGGTTCTCATCGTCAACGAGGTATTTCCCACTCCGGCAAAGGCATATCAGTGCATGATGTTAACTAGCAAAACCAATAGCTATTACGGATATCGAGTTTACATCAACGGAACGAAGAAACACGGGTATAGTAATGTGCGCTGTACACAAATCTTTACAATTGACGCATGTCAACTTGGAAACATTGTCGGATTCGTTCCCAAGCATTTCGTGGAGAAATGCCGCAAAGCTTACGCCTTTGAAATTGGTTTGACCGATGAAATTCCTGAATATTATCGACAGGATCCTGTCGTGATGGGCTGGCTCACCGCAGGTGAGCCGAATATACCAAAACACCCCGATGCGTTTCAGGTTGAAGATCAGAAGATGAACCCCGAAGCCAGATTCGATCTTCAGGTCGCAACTTCACGGAAACCCAAATCTACTAGCCTTGCCAAAGTCCCGTACGTATTTACCAACACACAAGGGCTGACAACCGAAGACATACCACCTTATGAAGCTCCTCCAATTAATAGCGTGCAGTGTGATGCTGACGTTGATGAAACGACCGATGCAATCGATAATGAACCTAAGCTAGAACCGGTAGAAACGCCCTGCCGAAACGGTGTCGAGCATACCCTGAACGAAGAGGATATCGCAAAGATCAAAGCCGCGAAATCTGGCGATAAAAAGAAGAAAACATACCACAGGCCCATGAGCGCAGATCTCAAATATGAGATTGAAACCAGAAATCCTGAATACATCAAGGTCGATGACAACATCAAGAAAGCATTTGACAAACTTGGCCATGATCGTCAGTATGAAGCATACCTGGGTCGTCTGTCTCCTACTGACATTGTCAAGAGCGGTATCATCAAGTCCCAATACAGCGCGAAGAAACTGCTTGACTATACCATCTGGAAAGTCTACAAGCAGAAAGAGAAGCTTATCGATGGCATTCTGAATAAGAGCATCAATCTGAAGTTCCTCGGAACTGCATTCTACGCAGCATATCGCTGCATGTCCCTCAAGGATATTCATGACATCAAGATGGGTGTCCAAACCTATGAATCTTACCTTGAAAGCTTTGGGTTTACGACGGAGCAGTCTTACATTGGTGAATTGCGCAAAGCCGAATTGCTTGCCAATCCTATCCCTAAGTAAGACGAAAGAAGCTACTACCATTTTCGGTAGTAGCTTCTTTTTTGCTTATTTAGGATAAACCTTGAAATTGATAACTGTCTCATCCAATTCTGTAAAGAACTCAAATAGCTCAATGTCCGCTTCAAGTACATCCGCAAATGACTGAATTGCAAGAATTAAACGATGTTGAACTTCACGGAATTTGTCAAAACTGTCATCTTTACCAGTCTTCTCCCATCCACTATAAAGAATATTCAGGAGTTCAATCATACGATCAAGGGCCTGAATATCATCAGCAATATGATGCTGAACGATTGCCTCATTCACGCGCTGACGCTTAAAGAAATTAGCATACGCTCTACGATATGGGAAATCTGTAGTATATTTAAAGAGATTGATATTGACGCTATCAACCATGCCATCAATATCTTCATTCTTTCGTCTGAAATCAGCCATGAGCTCATCCATGTGATTCTGATACTGATGAATCTTTGACAGCCGTCCACGGATCATATTCTCAACGTTCTCCAAATTACTACCGGTGACGACTTTCATCGTAGACCAACCCAATACATATGTATCAAGAAGATCGGTTACGTCTGGAATACGTACAGTTTTATCATCGATTACTTTCTGATATTCATTCAGAAGCTTACGATACGCGGCGATCGTCTCACCGGAGTAATACACGATAACACTCTTACACTCTTTCTTGAGCTTCACTGTTGTATAATCGATAGATAGATTGGCTTTAATGGCATCCGTGGTAAGTGTATATTTGGCGTGATTCCGCCTAATATTGGTTAACTTCGTAATAGCTGCATTAGCCATAGTTTTTAACATATTATCGGCCATTTATCATGTCTCCTTTCCGAGGAGTTGAAAATCTAGAAACCAGTTATGAACTGGTTTCTAGATTGGTAGTTACTCTTTAACCTTCTCGGCAAGGTAGTCGTAAACTCGCTGGGTAATATAAGTCTGAATGGATTCTCGAGACATATATACCTCGGCAAGTTCCCAAAACTGTGGGGATGGCGCTTTCAAACACTTCATGGATAGATCTTTGTAGATATTGATAAATTCACTATTCTGAATAGTAGTCAAGTCAATATCGGTCTTATTCTGGAGATAGGACTCATATAGACTAATTTCAGTTTGCAGAACGAATTCCAATGATGTGAAAAGCTCTTCGATACTCACATGATTCTCTAGCGTGTGACGAATACGCCGAGATTTACTCGTCAATTTATGATAAAGAAACATGAGCGCTCCGATAACTGCACCAATTGGAAGTGTTGCGAGTAACACGTAACAGAAGAAATTTAACATGATGACACCTCTCACCATCGTGGTGTACTGTAATATCCCAACGGACCACCATTTCCAAGATCGGCAGGTGTGATTGACAGACATGGACCAGGATCCGCACCATTATATTTCAGATGTACTTTCACACTCGCTTCTTCAGTGTCTTTAGCATCGACATAGTCGCGTGTGATTTCATGATCCATATCATACCAAATACAGCAAAAACGCATGATTACATTCCTCCTTACCCAAGCTATAAATATAACTGGACGATTCCATAGTTTAAAGAATCGTCCAGTTTTAATCATCGAGCCTGGATCAGGTGCTCAGCACTGTTAAACATATCACGCAGAGAGAAAGCATCTTCCTCTTCAGCGAATACACGCATAGCATCCCACACCTGACTGACCAGCTGGTCCTCGATCTTACCATCGGTATTAAATGCAGCATTGATAATGAAAGAGGACACATAGGTCTGCATGGTGGCCATATTCAGATCAGAATCCTGAGCCTCGATAAATGCCTTGGCGATAAAAGGATTCACCCAAATCATGGGTCGACACTTGCTGGGACACTCACGAACGGCATTGCAGAGCACACTGTAATCGGCGATATCATATGGAACGAACTCGCCGGAAAGGGCGATTGTTTCCATACTGTACTTAGCCCATTCTGCGGGGTCATAGAAATGGAAACTGAAGACACCATAGGTACTGGGAAGGAAGGGCTTTGCCTGACCATTCTTGCTGTAATACTCGACGGTGCGAGGCCAGCTCAGACATTCGGCGTCAAAGATTGCGCTGATAGCTTTCAGACCTTCAGTCTTAGGCAGATATGCATTGCAATAAAGTGCAATGATCTTGGCGAACTCGCCAATATTGATGGCCAGCGCAGCGGCCATCTGGGCACTCTTGTCGATCACTGGAACGACGCGCAGGCGAACCAGGCAGTCGGCGTTATCACGCCAATCGCACATTTCACGCCACATCTTGCGCAGCTTAGAAATCACCTTTTCATCGTCACACTCTTCGGCGAACAGAGGAAATTCATACTCGAAAAGCTTGTCATCGTTCTGAAGAATTTGCAGTACCATAATACACTTCTCCTTATCATTTATAGAATGCTTTGATCAGACATCTTGCGGCATCAAAGAATGTCACAAACGCTGAAATATACTGAGAATCGCTTGTATATGCATCGAGAGCAGTCCATAGATCATGAATCTCAAGCAGCGAACTCTTAAAATTCTTTTGCTCGTTACGATGCATCATATCAATGGTCATAAATGCCGACACATATGCCTTAGCGTACATATATGGCGCATGATAGACCATGGCAGAACTCGTTGCCATATGGTTATGCGTCGCAAATGCATGAACCACATCCGTATTGATCAAAAAGACTGGCATAAAATGCTGGAATGGATGCGTTGCCTTCGAAGCTTCCATAATATTGATACAATGGCTCATCACTTCAAAGTATCCAGCATGATAAGATATGTCGGATGAAAAATTCATCGCATCAAGATACGAAGCTGGTGCCATATACGCATTCTTAGGACGTACCAGTTTAATCTTGAATAACGCATTGTCATCTTCTGAATACACTCTGAATTTTGAATCAGTTTTATCATCTAATAAGAAAAGGTCATACCGTTTATAGATGCTAAATAGTGCATTTACGCCAATTTCAGTAGGCACATACAAATTGCAGAATTCAAGCATCGTTTCAATGAAATGAGCGACATTACTCTTTCGAGTAAAGTTGCTATCATGATTACGACCAATAACCGATTTCTTATTCGTGAAGATAAACTGCACTAATGTATTGACGGCATTAGCACCATCACGTTGAAGACATAAAACATTCCAAAGTTCAGACAGATATTTCCATCCATCTTCACGTGTCTGAATCGTTGTCGTCGGGATGTCATATTTAATATGCCGGTTAATATCACCCAGTGCAATTAATTCATAGATCATTCATCTTCACCCGGATCATCTTCCTGGCTCATTGCCACACCGGGTTCGTCAGGGCATCGTTCATCGCAAATCTCATCGCAATGACTACACGATGGTTCATCAGAGTCTTCAGCTTGACGCAGCAGCGCCTGGAACTGATCGATCTTTATCCGGGCTTCATCTTCCTGCATTGATAACATCTGAGCCTTTCTTTCCTGGAACTGCTCTTCTTCCTCACCGTAGTAGCAGTTACGATAGCCGCCAAGCTCTTCATCATAGACGAGAGCTGTCATCATACCGGCAACTTTCTTTTCAGGCCCAGTCTCAGACAGATAGTCCATCATAGCCTGCGCAGTAAACTCGTTTGGATTCTCAGGATTCACACCATTAGGAGTGTCCATGGAGAAATAAAGGAAATTCCCAAGGCGATTATTTCGAAGAACGGCATCGGAAGTCTTGCGATACTGCAGGAGCCACTCGAGAATTTCATCAATGGTGAGTTCGAGCCGCCCATCTTTACTCTTAACGTCATCAGGCACAGCGACGACCAGCTGATTAATTACAAGAATACGTTTTCCATTCATTTTTACTACCTCCTACTCTTTTTACAGCTAAAATGCTTAAATATAGGCGTAATTAAGTTAAGTAATTGATGTTGCGCCTATATTTAAGCATTTTATTGGGATCCGTAAGATCAAAATTTGTTACACTAAGGCCCGTAAGCCGCAGTCGACTTACGGGCCTTAATGAGGAATGACTGTTAAGTTCCATCGTAAGTCTTCGAAATTCGCCACATCGAAGACTCAATCAGAAACTGACATGTCCCAGGGTTGATCTCTCCAGGGTGCTCTTATTCACCCAAACGGAGGAACCGCCGGGAAATGTGACCTTGTACGCATGTCTTGAGCCAGGCGACATCTCGCTGATGATACCATGGCGCATGCGATTATCAAAGGTTACTCTCGTGGAGCTGCCACGTGATTTAAACACATCACCGCCGGTAAAGAGCACAACATCACCGACCCCGATTTGCGTCAACGGCGTTTCGGTGGTGTGTGTTACTTCTCCATACAGTGCGGCAATCTGTCCCAGAGTTTGTTTCACCTCTGTAATAATGGAATTCTCGTTGCAATATAATTCATCGTCTGCTTCAGGGCAATCAGCAGGTCTACCGAAATAGGGTGTGACGCCCTTGCAAAACTTCATTACCTCTGGATCCACGATATGGTTCTTAGAGGCCGTCCCAGCGAACTGGATAACGTTGCTTACGTTCACGGGCTCGATAGCCCAATACCGGCATAGGAACACGAGATACTGGACCAGATTATTGCGGGCGGAATCTCTCAGCGCTTGATACGCTTTGCGATCAGGATTGGGTTCACAAACCATCACGCCAAGATATCCGTTGTTTCCGGCCCCAACACCAGCGTGCATACCTCTGTAGTTCAGGGGGAGCATCTGGGTGACACCGTCTTCATCGATAAGAGCATGCACTGAGGCTCTAAAGTTTGGACGGTCGAATACCTTGAGTTGGAACTCGCGGTAAATGGGGATCCCGGATGAATAAATGATGATTCCCTTAGGCTCAATCTCTTGGAATTCCTGCACCGCAGGATTTTCCGCAATGAGATGGCGTTCGAAATCCATGTGCGTTGCCTCCTTCTTCGTTTCGAAAATTTTTGGTTGAGACATTTCCCAGAAACCGGTTAGTCTCTAGTTAGCCTCCCTATTAAACCTCGAAACGAAGTCCAGCAAACGAATTACTGAGCCTTCTTCTCGGGTTTCTTGCGGGCGACAACCTTGGCCTCGGGATAATAGGCGAGGAAGGGATTACCCTCACTGACCTCGACATCCTTCATACCAAACTTACGCATGGCCTTCAGAATGTTCTTAGCCAGCTCGCGCTGATTCTCCTTGGGACACCAATGGAAGTTCTTGATGCAGTCTCTGACGCGCTCTTCGTCGCACAGAGGCCACTGCCGCTTCTCGGGAAGGCCGAAGTCGGAGTCTTTGAGAGCTCTCTTCTCCGCTGCAGTAAGGGCCGCTTCCGTAGCACGGGCAGCGATCTCACCCATACCGAGCTCATACGCGTAGCTCTCGAGGGACATGGACTCGGGTACATTGACGGTGCCAGGCTTGGCCTCGGTCACCAGCTGCTCACACGCAGCGATGAAAGATTCGAAAGAGGGAGCCGGGTCACCGGGCACGCCGGGTGCCTCAGGATTACCATCTTTATCATCGGCGGCTTTCTCAAACTCATTCTTGGGAAGGGGCTTGGAATCACCGCTCTTCGACACGGGTGTGCCGTTGACGCCAGGAGTTTCGGTGTGGCCACTTTCATCGTAGCTATCCTGAACAGCCTTGTCCAGAGTAGCTTCCTTGGGCTCACCGGAGGGAGAAACGGGAGTCTGCTTATTCTCGGCGGGATCGCCGGTGTTGCCAGAAGCATCCTGAGCATCCTTCTCCTGCTGGAGAGGAATCAGGTTGCGATTCTTGTGCAGATCACGTTCCTGGGGGAAGTCATTCAGGGTATCCTTACCGACTTCCAAAGATTCGGATGCAGGCTGGGCCTTTTCCATCTTGGCTTCGCGCTTAACAGCATCCTTAGCAGCGTTGGCATCGTAATCCAACTTTGCCGCAGCGAACTTGGCCAGCTTTTCGGCGCTCAGATAGGTAACCATAAAGCGCTGAGACTTGCCATTCTTCTTAATCTTACAGAACTTGACAGAACCAACATCGGCCAGAGTGGAGCTGTTCTTACGGTCATCCGCATGGGTGCGATCCATATTGTAGCTCTTGATACACTCGATGACAGGACCAGCAGAGGTTTTAGTCAGCCGGAAGTGGATCTTATCATAGTAGAAATCATCATCGTCACCATCAGGATCGGGTTCGCCATTGGCATACTCGTCCATGGTGCGGTCAGCATTGATAGCGATACCCTTCTTCATGCAGTAGAAGGGAACGGCAATCTTGATGATCTCGGTATGAGACATACCGTTGACCTTCTTCATAGATTCGCCGGAAGGGCTGCCAAAAGCCTCAGTAGCGGGAGCGGGATTACCGTTCTCATCACCGGGGGCGGGAACATCGTCAGCATTGGGCAGAGAAGAGTCCTTCTCAGCGGGCAGCTCAGAAACCTTGGGATCCTCTTCCTTGCCACCAACAGGGGTAGCCTCGGGATCGCCAGGGGCTTCGGGATTGCCGTCGGTATCGACAGCCTTTTTCTGGGACTCCAGCTCGGTATTGCCTACCTCGGGAGCATCCTTCAAGATCTCTTCAGTAGGCTCATGGTTTTCCAGGGCCGCCTGAAGTTCTTCGAGAAACTTGTTAGCCATAATAGATAAACCTCACTTTCTACATATGAATGATCTGCTAGAACGTGAGAAATGACTTGCAGATCAAAATCAAAGGTTTTCATGTATGCGTTAAGTTAATGTGGAAAGATTAAATGAGATTTTGCTCAATATCTTATAGATTGAGCCAGGACTTATCGAAATGAATAAAGAGAACGTCAACGTCTTCACACCAAAGCTTAACGGTACATTTCGGATGAATTGCACGAGCTTTAGATGCGAACTTGGCAGCAATGGCTTCAAGTTCCTTTTCAACTTTCTCCATCGCCCAAGACATTGTAGAAGTGTCATCGTCTGCGAAGTCGTTCTCGATATTTTTGCGTTCTTTTTCCAAAATTGCGGCGGGAGGAACCGGCTTGTCGGTTTCACCATCATAACCCTGCCAATGCCAAATTACCAGGTCACAAGTTCCGTCGCGATGAACGTCAATATTGAACTTATTATCACGACCAGCAATCTCCATGTGATCGTAATGCGCAACCTTAGAGGACTGAATATGTTTTGAAATCTCCTGTCCCAGAGCAATGATCTTATCTCGATACTGCTCATTAAAAATACGATCGGCTTCAGAAGGAAGATCTGAAGGCTTTTCAACAGGCTTGCTTTTAGCCTTCAAATTTTTACGATTTCTGATACGCTCACGAATGGAACTCAGAAACCCCTCCGTAGCAACATCATACATCTGTCTAATGGGATCCATATTATTTATCCTCCTAATTAATCAAAATCGGGGCGATCAATAGGAGAACTTGAACCTTCCACAGATTTCAGCATCTTTGTGACGTTAGGAACGTCAAGAATACCACTATCGAAGGTTTCATTCATCTTTGCGAAGTTAATATAAGACCAGATCTTATACTTCTGCTCATCATCAAGAGCATGTGTATACTTCTTAATGAAAGCATCAACGTTGCCAATACCCTGCCGGACATTCAAGAAAAGATCACGGTTAGTGATAGCTTCATGATTTGTCTTAGCGAGCATGACAACCTGCACGCGCAGTTCAAAATGCTCTTGAATGACTCGATCGGCAATGCGGAAAGTCGAAATCTTATCGCCCCGCATAATCGCATCATTCAAGATGATTGCGCAATAGTCAAACAGCGTAAAGATAGGACCATGGTGCATTTCGATGGATGCATCGCCTTCTACGATCTTTGAAGAGACCTGACAGAAGTTGAGTCCAAGGACATTCTTAACCCAATGCAAGAACGCCTTGTAATCATCGGAATGCCGAACGACACGTTCCACACTCTTTACAAACTTGGTATATGCAACAGAATCGGTGAAGTAATCCACTGGCTTATACATCATGATGACATCAGTTGTATCGTCAGAAGAGATCAACTTTTCGATTCCACCTTCATATTTAATACCAGGCAAATCCATCTATTTCACCTCGCTTTATAAGACAAGATATGCCGGTTATATAATTAAGCGGTTGTTTTGCCCAGTAAAACCCGACACGGATGAGAAAGAGAAGAAGCATGAAGCTTCTTCTCTCTATTTCATCGATTCATGAAAGCACGCACTTTGGGATAGATTACACCATTGAAGTAGTAGGTACCATTGAACCATCGATTGTAGATTTCGCTGGCAACCTCACTCTCTGTCTCAATCTTATAAAGATAGGTATACGACGCGCCTTCATTGAGAGTGGTTGCAACCTGGATAGTATTCTCCACGGATGCGGCCATATTAATTACATACTTCAGATGCGCATTATCCAAGCGACCACTACGAGGATCGCCAACCTCGACGCATGCCAGATAATCACTTCTACGAAGCAAAGATCCGGGCAGCTCTCCAAAAGTGCTGACGATATTCAGACTCGGGTTGAGCGGGATGTAGAGATACTGTGTAACGGTGGCCTGAGACATATTCAGCATACCCTGAGTTTCTTCATTGGCCATCTGCCGCTGCAATCCTCGATAAATGGTTTTCTGAGGCAAAATGAATTTTCTCTTAGAACCATCAACTTCTTCCTCGATAACATCGGGGAAGTGCCAGTCTTCGAAAGACATCCGGCGCAGCTCTTCATCGTCGGGATTAGTCAGAAGATCAAAAAAGGAATAGTTATAGGGTTTAATCCCAATAGGACCACGACCCTGTCCGTGGAAACTGCGCCACACTTTAGGAGGCTTTCCAACATTGGACTGAATCGTTTCACCATCGGCAGTTCTTACGGTTTTAGGCATCTGCGGGCGTGTTGTCATACCGCCACGGATCATACCACCGCCATAATTTTTAGGTTTAGAACTTTGATACATAGCCGTTCCCTCCTTATGAGAATCGGTAAATTAGCATTGAAATGAAGATTATCACAGCCGTAATCATACTGTGAATAATCATGGTGCGAATTCGAGCTTTGTACGCACTAAGTTCACCATTCACTCTAGTGCAATCGTTCATCATATTGATAAGCTGCTCATTATTAAGCGATTGATATTGGTATTCATCTGAGTAGATCATAGACTCCACTTCAGAGTATACAGTTTTAGCAAGAGTGCGTTGCAAGTCTCTAAATGTAAAAATAAAGTTAAGGCCCATCAATGTGACATATAGTATCGAAATGAACCATGAAATCGCATCGAGCGGACTAATTGACCATATAATCAAACCGGGCGCCATAGAAACTCCACCAGCGGTAATTAGACGTTTCATGATATCATGGGCCAGCTTGCTTTGCTCTTCGGAAAATCGTCTCAAAAGAATAAAAAATGGATGACTCCGATTCTCTTGAGAAATGCCGCTAGGGCGGTTAGTCCTCATCGGATTCACCGCCCTTCTCGGCACCTTCAGCGAAGATATCATCACGAAGATATGCTTCGTTTTTACGCCATGGAGTCTTTTCAAGATCATGTTTAGCTTCTCGCTGAAGCCGGTCAATCTCTTTATCAAATTCAGACATTTCAGCCTTACTCATGGCCATAAACTCGGGATTAATGATCTGATGTACATCGACCGAGTCTCTCATTACAGGATCTTTGCTTTTCTTAGCCATTTTCATCACCTACCTGTATAGATGTATTCAAGTTACAACGATGTATGCACGCTAATAACTCAGTCATCGAATGATACTGAGCGAAGCGGTTTCGTCATAATACTTGTGAAAATAGCAAATAGATCTGCATGAATCCCAAGATCTGCTGCAGAATGTGGAACTTCATACTCACCAGATTTGGAATATCTACGGCGCTGAAGAAAATCAATGCCAATCTTTGTAGGTGTTACATCAAACAGGTATCGATTAATGTCCCATATTTGGGGAAGGAATAGACCCATATATAGGATATCGGCCCAGTTATATGCCTCATATGTATGGCTACTAATTTCATCACTTGCGAGCCAAACATTTTCGGATGTGTACCACTTACCCGTCGTTAATTCGACTACACAACTATCAGTTTCTTCGAGATTGAGTGCAACTTCCTCGACTGCCAAATATACAAGGCCAGTCCTATTGATACATAGTCCATATGCATTGATTCCATCTTCCACCTTTTTATAGTGACTAATACGCATAGTTAATGTGTCGAAGAACTTCCAGTGGCCATTATTGAGATAAAGATAATTCTTTTTCTCATGATAGTAGTACATCATCCGACGTGTACCAGTCTCAGGATCAGGCCTTGTAATGTAGCATCCATCTTCGACCATTCTTTCTTTAGGCACAGACGCGTCAAGGAAATTATCAGTATCACAGTACATTCCCTGACGATTAATGAACTCGACAGCTTTTTCCTTCTTAGGATCCCATGTAATCGTATCTTTATGATAGTGAATTGAAAGCGCCACAATTGTGATACGTTCATCACCCATCGACATGATGTCACCAACTCCATCACAGCACTCCAATTGATAAATCAATGATGTGACGTTATAAAAGTCGGCTATTGTATCGATAGGTATTGTGCGGGTCATACACGTACCTTCATCAATCGGGGCATCCACATCATATAATGCAATGGTATATGTGAGATCAAATGGTTTGAATCTTGGTTTGAAATGATCCGCTTCAATAATGGCATACACATCGCTATGTAAACGAGTTGCGCATTCTACCATAACTGCACGAATTTTCTTCTTATCTTTGGTAAAGCGCTTTTCAATTTTTCGATCACTTGCTAGTGGATCAATCACTTTATAGCGCCCATCACGATATAAAAATATCATAGGAATCAGCCTTTCTTAAATGGCAGATGCCGCGAGCGTCACATAAGGACGTTTACGGCATCTGCCATTATCGAACGATTAGTGCTTCTTTTTCTTGCTCCGATTCTTAGGAGCGGGCAGGCCAGCCTGGGCTTTCCGAGTCTCATGCAGAGTTGCCAGTGCAGCATCCACATCATTCTTGACCTTTTCCACCTCTTCGGGCGTGAGTTCAATAGCCTCGACCATGTCCTTCATCTGCTCAGCAGTAGGAGTGTCATCAACCACCTTATACTCAACGTCGATAACCGTTTCCTTCTCGAGAGGCATATCGAGCAGCTTCTTGGTAATGCGATCCATCAGCTCACCGAAGCCGTCATCAGCGCGCTTACTCTGGCGCATCTTACCCAAAGACTGCATACTCTGGAAGACCGTCATATCTTCAGCATCCATAGCATTACCGATAACGAAATCGTGAGTGTCCTCGTCGAAATAGAAGGGAGGCTTAGTGGAAAGCTTCGTGGATGTAACTTCCAGGCCAGCAGATGTTTCCGTCTTAGGCTTATCGGCGCGGATAGATTCAGCACGCTTGCTGTTCTTAACAGCACCCATGATAGCCTTGCGCAGTTCCTTCTTACTGTCTTTATCGACATAGTCCAGATCGATGCCCAGAGCCTCAGCTTTCTTCCGGAGCTGCTTCTTGCTAAGCTCCTTCAGACTCTCCTTATAGTCCTTCTCGTTGGACTTGCTCCAGCCATCCTTTTTAGACTTGGACTTATCCTTGTCTTTCTTCTTTTTCTTCTTACTGCCGCCATCATCGTCGTCGAAGTAGATCTCCAGAGAGTCCTCGGATGAGCCACCGAGCAGGCGGTCGATCTCTTTCAGCTCATCGAAATCATTTTTCTTATTTTTCTTGCCCATGGTAAGGGATCCTCCTTTATCGAATCTATAATGATAATATATGGGAATTTGAGTTACTAAGAATTTTCTTGAAGTTCTAATAAATAACAGACTTCGGCCAAATTGGGCGGATAATCCTCATACGGATCCGTGTATATCACGAGTTGATTATCAGATGGATGGCCTTTTACAGATTCCAAATCAATGATCATATTTGCGACCAAAGTTGCTCGATGCTGATAATACTGCAAATCATCTCGATTATCAATGTCAGACATCCAAACCTTAATGCCTTCCAAATACACCTGCATGATATAAGTCAGATTATCAAGCATAAACATGATGCCAGATTCATCTTTAATATCAAATGAGAAAATCTCTGGAATATTTCCTGGAGAATAATCGTGATATATCTGTAATGCAGCATCGGCATTATCATCGGCATATTTACCATCATTAAACTCATACTTAGATAGCCCATATGCTGATGCTATAGGAAGAACGTCATAGTCAATCGTGTCTCCTGAGAGAGCCACTGGAGTAATATAAAGCATTGCGTTATGCATACGAAGTGCCGCGTCGTACGCATTGGCTCGTAACATTACGAAACTCTTTGCAAAAGGATTGGAATCCAAAATGGCATACACATCCGAGAAAAGATCAACCGGTTTATTCGTTTCATACCACTTCAAACCTTTCTTATCTTTCTTGAAATAGATATTGGCCATGGTGATCCAACTATCAGCGCTCTTTAATCCGAAATATTGCGCGATTCTTGCACTCATCTCATCAGTTGCCGAATATTCGAACGGCACTTCATCGGCACACTTTTCAGCTTCCACATAAAAATGCTTGATCCGTTGCTGATTCTTAAATAGAGAGATCTCCAAATCAGCAACATCAATGAACCAGAAGGTATCAACACTATCGGTATCGCCAAATAACTCCTTTATATAGCGGAATACCATCACGTTATAAAGAGCATTATAAAGCTCCTCGATGGTATCAGCGTGAAGAGTTGTAGTGTAATAGTCATACAGTGTGATTTCTCTCGGATCATTTTTATCTGCACGATATAGATCCTTCATTTTCATATGGAATCTCACATCGGCATAGTCGAAATTTTGTGATAGAATTGTGGTCGCATCCACAGCGATATAAGTAGCACTCGTATTTCGAATGGGAATTAGCACCCATTCGGTGCGATCGAGTGCTCCCTCTCGTTTCAGCTGAGCGATCGTGCTTTTACTTTTGATGACATCGTGGTTTTGATTGAGAAGATAGATCTTCCGTTTCTTTCCACTTAACTTAGCCAACGTCATCACCTCCTTGCTCGTTGGAATGATATTTGAATACTTAATTGAGGTGAGTTACCTTATGAAGGGTGAAACTGGTCTGGGTATCGATAGCAACCGCTTGGTTCATCGAGCCATCTCCATTTCCGGAAATCGTGATCAATATTTCAATGATCTGATCCGTAAATTCAAAGAGACTTATCCTGGTCTTAAGATCATCTATGCCAATAACACCATGGGCGCTCGTTTGGATCCGGAGCATCCGCAACCCGATTTCGTCATCGTGGTCAAAGGTGTTCTTATGAGTAAAGACCCTAAGAAGCCCAATCGTGATGTAATTATCGTGGATGCGCCCATGATGTTTACCGACCGCAGCATCGCTGGTTGGACTATCGCCGTCGAATCCGGTAATATGAAGGGCTACTTCGATTACATGCTCGACAAAGCTCTCCGTATCGATCTAAAACGCTTCAATGAATATATCGAGCATATGGCTTTGCTGAGCTTGGATCCCAATAACGCTCTGTATTGGAAGAAGATCGAAAACACCGAAGCATTTACTTCCAATATCGCTGAGCTATACGCACGCTATTCTAAGAATAAACCTACAAAACTTCAGGATCAGCGCGGCTACAAACAGCCTCCAGCTTCTAAGTAAAATGGATAACATCCTAGATGTCATTACGGCATCTAGGATGTTTTGTTACGTGTATGGGTCTTCGATTCGGTAACGATACTGTCGATCGAGGTCCTTCATTCGAAGCTCACTATCAATAACCTGGCGATACTCAAATTCGCTACAGAAAAGGATGGGATGTCTCTTGAGCATACCTTTCTCAACCGTATTGTCATCTTCGCTGATAAATTGGTCGATAACTGCACATGCAGTCATAAGCGCTCTTGAGTCATGTTCAGTCTTCAATTTACTGCGATCCAGGCCATTGATGTAGTAGAGAATTTCCTTCAAACTATGAACCGTAACAGCCATCTCATCTTTCATCGTTTTGATTCTTTTATCGATAATATCAATAACGATGGCGGGCACCATAATGTTGCGTGCATCCTTCTTAGAGATTCCGGCGATATGACGATCGATATTCATATCATAAGGCTCGAGTACATAAGGTGCTCGATCAGCATGATTCATAAAGTTGATGAAATTCTCGCGGCTCCCAAAGGTTGCAGTCGTGATTACGGCACAGACGCCATGGGGGTCAGAAAGTTCAAGATACTCATCGTTGGCATCAACTACGGGGATATGTCGTACCTTGGTAAGGTAGTTAAAAACTTTATCTAAGTCTGTCGATACGCAGGTGAGACGCGGACTATGCAATTGATCCGCATCATAAAAATATGTGGTTCCCACGTAAGCGATCAATCCATTACTACTCATAGATTCGGTCCTTTCATCTGGATTTTCATATCTATGATATATCGGAATTACGTTTTTCAAAGTGTATACATTTTTTCATCGATAAATTACCTATTTTAGGTCAAAAATGACCCAATTTTAGCCAAAAATGTATACACTTGCCATCTTTTTCACATTTTTAGCCAAAATTTCTATTATTTTTAAATCGGTAAATACCGATAAACTCGGTTCATGAAACTAAGAAAATATATAATACTCATGATTTAAAATTTCGGACGGACATTTTTAATAGTATTTAAGTACTATGAGACCGTATACATTTGTAAAGTCTATGAGAAATTCTTATTCTCATAGACTGTTTACATCAATTTTGAAGAGAGGAGAATATATGCAATGAATAAAAATGATGAATTAAAAGAAATACATCATCAGTATTCAGTAGGAGAGTTTTCTAAATTAACCGGCATCAATGTAAAAACTTTACAGAAGTATGACCGTAATGGAAAAATTAAAGCATACCGTACAGATACCGGTAGACGATATTATACGAAATTCCAGTTATGTAGATATCTTGGAACTGAATTGGATGAATCGTTACCAACGACTGTTATCTACACGAGAGCGTTCGGTTTAGATGCAAATTTTTACAATCATAAACAAGCTATCGAAATTCAGAAATACTGCGATACCAAAGAAATCATTATCAGTAACATTTATAGCGATGTGGCATTAGGTACCGATATGAATCGACCTGGACTGAAACGATTAATTGAAGATGCAAGACTTGGAGCATTTAATCACTTAATCGTTACAGATTTTTCAATCCTTTCAATATTTGATTCTCCAACGATGTTTCAAATGTTTAACGATGATTTTGGTGTCGAGATAACAGTACTACATCGAAGACACTGTAAAAACCCATACTACCTTTTAGAAGAAATAAAGTTTATGCTTAAGCAATACTCTCAATTTGATTCTGAATATACACCTGGTCTTATCAACGAGATTATCAGTATGCAGCAAAAGCTTCTTGAAGATACACCTGATCCAGAAGTTGCAAGACGATTTGCACATCTTTACGCATCTCCATATCTCAATGAATCTAAGTTCACCCCAATGACAACTGAAGAATTTGCTAATGTGCTCACCAAGCATACAGCGAAAACTCACGTGGCTGATTTCGTTTACAATGAAGATGATGATCATACTCCAAAAATTTGTAAACTTCCAGAAATCGAGCCATTCACTTATTAAGAACTGACCGAGGTCAGTTCTTTTTTGTATTAAAGAAATAGACGAAACATTTACAAGGAATTAACACTTGGGTATTGCCAAATTAGCCCTCATTATTACGAACTGGCGTTCTCACGCCGTATACAGTATCTACAGTTGTAGTTTTGACGTGAGATGTAACCCGATCAATAGGTTCCTAGTATATGATGCGCTTATCAAGGTGATTTCGTGTGCTCAGATTGGCGTACACGAAATGAGTTCTATTTGTGATCCTCCCAAATAACTCATTTACTTCCAGTCAAAAGTTTGGCAATGATCAAGTGTTCTTGGAATAAGCCATACCAGGAAGCTTGATGGGCTGTAAGGATGCAATAAGGCCCACTGACCTTTTCAGTACCAGGGATTTGTACGGATGCAAATCTTCAACCTCTATTGTTGCTCCTCCACGGAGCGACTTGGTATGGCTCGGTCTACAATGAAGCTAGGTAGTGCATTGTGCACTACCTAGCTTCTGTAAACTTATTTATTGGGATCTGTATCTTCGAAGAAAATCTGCAGCGCATGACGCTTCATTTCGATGATACATTTATTGGCAAACATCGTTTCCTGAATAGAAGGAGTTTTTCGTGCCAGAACTGCACCAGGTGCAATAATGGTAGAAATTTCTTCATCAGGACGATACTCAGAATATGCTTCCATACCCTTTGGAATCACATGAGATGTGGTAAACTTCAGAGCAGTAAAAGCAGATCCCTTATCACCAGTCTTGGCAATATCCTTAAATTCGATATAGAAGAAGATAACGACACCACGACCATCATTACCAATATGGACACCCTTAACACGATGCTGATAATCGGGTTTAACTACTTCAGGAGAACTGGAAATAACCTGGCCACACTTGAAGTACTTCATGTCGCCTTCATTTTGATACTTGTCAAGCGTCTTAATGACACCCTTAGCGTGTTTAGTATGCTTCTCGACGATAGCTCTCAAAGAAGGAGACAACTCGTTTAGAGGCACGGATGTATAGACTTCGATAGCTGAAATCATTCCAGCATATTCGGTGCGAACCTGAGGCATAGATTTCAGATCGATTAGATCGGAAAGATCTTCGCCAAGCTTAGAACGAATCTCGTTGAGGAATGCATTAGTTTCAGCATCTTCATGTGCGGGATCGTAAACGATCAGAGGATCGCCAACTTCCACACGCTGACCAACCTCAACGATCGATTCCACATAAGATTCGGCGGGAATACCAACCTCTTCTCTCATGGACATGAATGTAGTAAACTTTTCACTCAATTTCTCAGTGATAGGTCCAGCATCTTCATAGATGTCATAGTTGGGCAGGATGGCAACCTTTACAGGTACGCCAATATTCATAGATGCAGAAAGGTCATGGTCATTCTTTGTGAAGGAAGACGGATCCTGAGCCAGAACTTCATTCTTCTTGAAAGTCTGACCAACTTCTGTCAGGTGAGTTGTAAGCTGTGTCTTGATGAAGAATCCAGAAGAGGAGTTTTTCTTCATCTTAGGATTGGTATCGAACGAATCGAAACTACCATCCTTATACTGAACGACAACGATACCGTTCTTAATCTCGACAACTTGACCATTCTGCTTTGCAGTAATGACGAATTCTCGAGACATATGATACGGTACAACTTCTTCCACACGGTTTCCGAAGAAGACCGGAGCAGAACCAGCTACAGGAAGCATGTACTGAGACTGCTTGTAGCTCATAGAAGTTCGAGGACCGTCGTCATGGAGAGCACCAGGAGGAGAGAGAAGTTCTGCAGGAGTCAGCAGATTAGCATTGGAAAGCTCATCCAGCTTATCCATGTCAGTAATCTTAACGTATCCTCTGGTAGAAGTGATATTAGGTTCGAGAGTAAGCTGACGATTGACACCAACCTTAGCATCAGGGGATGTCGTCATACCCATAATACCGAGCATAGTCGGATCATATGCACGCTTCGGTAGAGTCATAGCTCTTTCCTTACCAACACCTCGAGGACCTCTTGGCGTGATAGAGCGCGCTTTCTCAAGCTCCAGAATGGGGTTCAATACAGAAGCTTCGTTCGTCAGTGAAGAATCACGAGTAATACCGTCCATAACGACATTCTGTTTTACATTCAGACGATCAGGCTTACGATTGCGGCCCATCTTGTGCTGTGTTGCTCTGAACTTATCATACGCGGTAGTTACAGCCTTATACATGTAAGCAGCAATGATTTCATTGGAACGTACGCGGAATGCATTAGCATTACTAATGGCTGTATAGGAGTTATCCGCCAGCATTTTATTACCAAGCAGAATTAACTCGACCAGATCTGTAGGTAGCTCATAATCTTCAAGAATCTCAATCGTTGCGGGATCAAGCATGAAGTCATAATACTGCATCAGAAGAGGAACGACATTACGAGTCGGGAAGTATTCGGTCATCAGATTTGCATAGATCTCACGATCTTCCAACTCTTCAAATTCATAAATGGTCATATCAATGGAACTCATACCGTTCATAAGCATGGTATTCCAGATAGGGTTACGCTCCCAAACGATGTATCCATCGGCAAGTTCAATAGT